GACAGGAGACGCTCTGAAACCGAAAATATAGCCATTGTCACGCATTTCACGTGCGAACTCTTCGCCTATCCAGCGTTTGAGCTGTTCAGGCATATATTCGCGCGGGATGCGGCACTCTTCGATACATCTGGTGATGAACTTGCCTGCCTTCATCTTGAAGATTCTTCCACGCTCTTTATTCTCGTAACGTATGGACCTGGAATCTCCGTCGGTGCATATACCATTGAGATCGTCAAGACTTAGCGTAGTGGAATAGAGAACGTAGCAGAAGTTGATATCAAAATGAATCCGATACAATGTGTCGTCATTGTCTGGGTCGTTATATACAAGGTGGCTTACCATAGACTTGGTAAAAGCCTTCAAGTCGTCCATGTTGGTGGCACGAAGGTAGTCGTAGTCATACAGGTATTTGTTGCCTGTTCTGTCGCACCACTCCTTGAAGCCGAGCCACCAGTGGAAGAGCTTTCTGTCCTTGAGGCAAGCCAAGAGAATCTTGTTCTTGCGTGACACAACGCCGTTGCCGTGCTTTACGACACCGAACAACTGCTTGAACTCGTCGTAATTCTTGAAACTCTTAATGTAAATCATATTCTATTGTTTTTAAATGGTTGATAATAGAAATCCCCACCCGTGGGAGTGAGGATTGTTTTAGGCTAACCGAACATGAGCGTATCAATCATTCTGTAGAATGTGCGCTCGTCGGTGTTGTTGTAGAGGTAGCAGACAAACTTGCGTCTATCCTCCATTCTCAAGACTCTGTAATAATGCTTGAAGTCGGAGAAATTGCCGTTTATCCACGACTCGTGCATTATCTGCATCATTTCGTACTCGCCTGCCACCTCGTAGGACTTAGCCTGCTGCGCAAGCGTTCTGCTTCTCCTTTCGGATGCTCTTTTTGCTGTTGCCATAATTCAGAAATTAATTTGGTTAAACGTCGTTCTGTGCAGATAGGCTGCACAGATTTGTTGAGGCTCAATAACCACGATACAGGATTCTCTTGACAAGCGGATATTCGTAATCTCCGTCCTGTCCTACGCAATAGGTAAAGCTCGGCTTGTTGCCACGCAGCTCAACCCACAGACGGGAAAGTATGCCACATCTCTCGATTTTGCCGTACTTCATGTTGTGGAATACCTCGTCGTACTTTCTTTTCTGACAGCCCAGCGCTTGACAGAAGCCGTCAGACAGCTCACGCAGAGCGCTGTCGGTAAGCTCGAATTTGACATATTCGCCATACCTGCGTTTGTATATCTCTCCGCTCAAAAAATCGCTCATTGTAAACTGCTGCGCGCCGTTTGCTCTAAGTAAGCCGGCAAGCGTCTTGTAAGTTTTCTTCTTCATAATCTTATTTTTGTTGGTTTGTAATGTAGGCGCACAAATTCAGTGCGCCCTGTTTAGGACTCTTCCACAGATAAAGGCTCGCAATCTACACTTCCGACCATGTTGGCGTTGCCGTCAAGCCATGCTTTGTAAGCTATTTCTTTCGCTTCTTCCTCGTTGTCGGCTTGTACTTCCACAAAACCATAAGAGGTTTCTTTAAGGTTTACACAATATGTTTTCATAATTTTCAATTTGTTGGTTGTAGTTCCTGCGTGCAATCGTCACGCAGGATTTAAGGCATTAGCGACGGAAACGGCTCATATCCACGCCGTAAATCCTTGCAAGGCGCAGAATACCATTGGCGATGCGCTCAAACCATGTATGTACAAACTGCGAGGTTCTTGCGTCTGTTCTGCAATAACCCCACTCCTTGCCAAGCTGTGCAATGTCGTAATCTGCAAAGGTAACACTCACAGTAGAGCACAGACCACTAATCCAGTATGTCAGTTTCTCCAGAGTAGACATTCTGCGCCTGTCGTTTTTGTAGATTTCATCGTAGAACATATCAAGCGCAAACTCAATGCGCTCCTTGTCAGACATAGACTCTACATCTACATCATCGGAAGAGATGGAGTCAAGGATGTAAGCATACATTTTGCCGTTCACTTTGTAATCTCGTGGGTTCTTTTTCATAATCCTAAAATTTTAAATGGTTGATAAAATGAACCCGTGACAAAACGTAACGGGTTGTTTAGGCTCAATCGTGATAAGCAATGGCTACAATCTCAACAATAGCGTCGTGAAAATCATTCTCAGATTTCGGATCATTGTAGTCGGTCATACGTGCGTTGTGCATCTTGCGAGCAGCAATCTTTGCCTTGTTTATCTGATACATCAACGAACGTTCAAAATTCTTGTCGCAATTTCTGTCTCTTAGCATAATTCAATGATTTAATTGGTTTGTATGTGCCTCCGAGGATGGAGGCTTTTTAGGTCGGTTCGTCCGTGCTGTACTTGAAGATAATATCACTGATACGCGTGTTCTCGTAGTAAAAGACAGTGGTGTGTAGCTTTGTGTTAGCATCAAGGGAATTTTCGTTGACACCGGTGCAGACGATTTCAAGCCATTGGATAATCCGTGACTTGATGTCCGAGCTGAGCGGATGGTCGAGAACTTCGAGGCGTACGGAACTTGAGCCGTATCTGTAACTTATCTTGACAACGTGACGATGGATAAATCCTATCAGCACGCCGTGTCCGTCGCAGCAATACGTATTATCGTCGAAAAGATCGTCGAAGAGAACGTCGCTACATAAGTCTTTCTCGTTGATAGGGCAGGGAATTTCTGTTTTCATAATTCTAAAATTTCATTGGTTAATAGCAGCGGAGCTTCACGCTCCGCTCGTTTTAGACGGATTAATAAACACCTGTGGCGTTCAGTTCGTGTCTGACGGCGATGTCATCCAGCCAAAGCAATAGCCTGTTTATGGTTATCTGCCCCGGCTTTACAGACCAATGTTTCTCGCCCGCAAATTTCGCCGCAAAATCAAATAGGGTGTTCATGCAGTCGTTGCCAGTGCCCATTATCTGATTGAACTCAGCCTGAGTCATCGGCGAATTGTCAATATCCTTGTAGCTGTCCTTTTTGTCAGAACGGATGCGCCACAAGTTATAATTCAGCTGGAGACTCAATTCTAACCCTCCGAAGTGCAGCGACGGGAGAAATCTCTCCTCTCCGCTCCACGTCATTGTTCCTATCCCTTCTTTAAGGTGTGCGAGTATATCTTCCGCCGTTGTGTTCATTATCTTCTGGCAGTCGATATTTACCGACTTGTTGTAGGTAATGTATTCTTCTTCGTTTGGAGATTCGTAGTCGAAGTAAGGATTCTCTTCTGTGATTTTTAAATTTGTCATATTCTCTAAATTTGGTTAATGGTAGCGGAGAAATATCTCCGCTGTTTAGGCTATCTGCCGAAGTATTTGCGCTCGAAATCTTCGTAACTCTCGCAGTTGAAGACAACCGCAACGCATTTCAAACCACGGGCAATTAAACCCTGTTTGACTTCTTTTGTAAGTTGTTCGCCTGTGTACACCTCGAAAGGAGGGAACACGAAATAATTCTGTGTCATAATAATTCTGTTTGGTTAATGGCAGACGGCACGAATTATCGTACCACCCGATTTTAGGCTCTACGGCTCGATGCGTGAAAATACTGCGTAGGTGTGTCTGCCTGTCTCGCTTTTCTGCATAAGCTCGGCAAACTTCACTGCGTCCTCACGGGTCGTAAACTCACGCTCAACTCTCGGTGCAAAACTCGGGTAAAACTCAAGTACTACAAAATTCTTCTCTGTGTTCATAATTATGTGATTTGGTTGGTTAATAGTTGGCAGCCAAACGGCTGCCAGTTTAGGCTCTGAGTGTGCGGTGTGCGTTCACAAACGCAATGCAGGCGTTGCAGGCATCCTCGTTCTCTTTAGAGGAAAGAAATACAGCCAGAGTAAACGACCCAAGCGCTTTTCCATTGGAATACTCCTCGCTGACGTGAACAAAAACGCTTATGGAATGTAAATAACCGCCAGCACCCAAGCTTACGGACAGGGCAGGGTCGCCAATCGTTGAATACTGCAACTCCTGCAATTTTTTAAACAGCTCTTTTACGTGCTGCAACTCGCTTAATTGTTCTTGTGTCATAATTCTATAATTTAATTGATTAGATATTGTTGGCAGCGTTACACTGCCAGTTTAGGCTAATCGCTCACGTTGAAGAATAATAGCTCCTCGTCCTCGAATATATCAAGGCACAAATCGGGCTTGAGACAAGAGAAATAATAGAGCGTATCGCCACGCTTCTTGTACACGGCTATCCAAACGCCTGCGGGCAGCGTGCGGTTTTCGTTCGTTCCGTAAAACTCCTTTGTGTCTACGGACTCAAAGTGCACATGAATAAGCCACTGAGTGTTATCTAATCCCTCACGATTGATTGCGTCGAATACTTTGAATGTCTTTAATGTCATAATCATAAATTTATTGGTTAATAGTCCCTACGCAACTGCGTAGGATTTTAGGCGTTAGTCACTCCATCCACGTGCCGCCGTGAAACGTCAGGTTGTGTCCGTTCCACGTTCCGTGCCAGTGTCCATCTTTCAACTCCGTCACGTCTACATCTGCGTACAGCGACGAGCCGTCGCAGAGAATAATCATTTCTCTTTCTTCCATAATCCTAAAGTTTTTAGACAATGTAAGCCACGGTCAGAAATTTACCGTCGTAACCAAGGAACTCAACGTGTGTGTAGATTTCCTGCATCTTCGCGAATACGCTCTCCATGAACAGAGAACCCTCGCACTTAATTCTTCGTGTTGCCATAATTCATTTGTTTTTATTAGTTATTTATCGTACCGCCTAATTTGCAGGCAGTTTTTTAGGCTGAATTTTTCAGAACACAAAATCCACGTAAACAAGGCGTGAACCTTTGAACTCGCTCCAATAATTCACATTGTCGTACTTGTACGCCTCGAATTTTTTGGAACTTCTGTTGTACTCGTCACGCACCCAAACGGGAGCGGACTCCGAATTTGCCAAGCGGAAAAACTCGTCACGCTTGACTCTGCGCATTTCTATCTGTCTCATAATTCTGTAAGGTTGATTTATCGTACTGCCCCATATCGCAGGGCAGCATTTAGGCTGAAAGTTTCCAAGCACAATTATCGTACTAATCACTCTCCACGTTACAGCCGAGCAGGAATTTTTCCAAGCGCAGCGTACTGCGGTACAGTTCAACGCAGAACCATCGACCATTTTTCGTACTCGTCCAGACGAACGTCACAAGAAGAGCGTAGAAAATTCCAAGCACATTCCCGATTATCGTACTGCTTACAAGCAACACACACGGGAGCAACTGGATAATTCCAAGCATAATTATCGTACTTGAATAGATAATCTGTCTTTTGTTCATAATCTTATAATTTTATTGGTTGGTATTGTTGGCAGCTCAATGACTGCCATGATTTTGGACGCTCGCTATTATACGATTGAGTAACCAAGACACAAAGCGTAAAATACTACATAGCACATGGTTGAGAAATAAACAAACTCTTTCATAATTCTTTTGTTTTTAATTGTTAATAAAATGGTTAATGGTGGCAGCCTGTCGGCTACCTTTTAGGCGTTAAACGAAAACACGATAGTACGCAAAGGTGAGAAGGAGCATATCCATTCTATTGTCAATGTTGATAGCGTGTGTTTCAACGCCTCCGCCTGATACTATCAGTTTGCCGTCCTCAATGTAAAGAAATGAGTATCCGTTCGCAGGCTTCAGAAAATGATGCTTGCCCTCGAACGTTTCCTTGCCCTTCAGCGTTTCAAGGAAATAATTGTACATTGCTGTTGCTACGCTTTTTTCTTTCTCTTCCATAATTCAATAAATTTAGTTGGTTGATAATAGGAGCTGCGTGAATGTCACCACGCACGCAGCCATTGCCAAGGAGTCACGCTCTCTTTGCGTGTCCCAGAACGCTGCACCATATTGTACAGCGTACCCCTTTGGGCATTGTCGCCGTCTCATAGAGAACGGCAGCGAGTAACCGCCCAATTCCTCGCACGTTTTCACGAGATAATCCCGCACGTCGCACACACATTGTGTGCAGTTAGGCTCTACGTACAACCTTATGAACGTATTGCAGATTTTTTGGTAATACCTCACACGGAATAAGCAATAACTATCCGTGACGGCTGCTTTTTAACCAGAGCGCGCAGCCGTAACAAGCGCAGCACGTTAGGAACTCGTCCATGTGTGCCAAACGTAGAATATGAATTATGAATTATTTTTAATTTCTCGCAGTCCTCACGCCGGACTCGCACTGCTTCCTCTGTTTGCCGTCTGTCTTTCCGCTCTTCTCGTTTCGCTGCCTTCAGTCGTCGCACATCAAGCAGCCGCCTTGTCGGCTGCGCTGCTCTCTGCGCTAAGTCCGCCGTGTGTGGGTAGTGGCTATCTACCTGACACACGCCGCCCTGTCGGGTTATTCACCCGACCTGTGCCTGTGCAAGTGACAAACAAGAGAGTTTGTATTGCTGAAACAAAGGTTAGCGGAATTACAAACGGCTTCCTTCTGGTCGCTGCCGTAGGGCTATTATGTAATAATAGCGAATATGTTAGACGCTATAAGCGGAATCGAACCGCTTGAAATTTCCAAAATAGCGAGCACGAAAAAAGGTGCACCGAATAGCGGTGCACCCTGTTTCGTGTGTGTTGTGTGTTGTGTGTTACTTCTTGTCTGCCTGTGCTGCTTCTTCTTCTACTGCTGCGAGTGCAGCACGTGCGGCGGCGAGTCTTTCCTGTAGGCTCTTTCTTTCTGTCTTCTTATCCTCAACCGCTTTAAGGCTCTTTTCGTAGTCCTTAACCGCTGCGAGTACATACGCTGCGAGTTGTGGCAAAGAAGACACAAAGGGCGTGTTTATTTCCCTGTTGGTTTTAAACCACTTGGCAAAACCACTCAAACCCCGTGTGTGTGCAACCGATTCAACTGCAAAAGATATAGCGACGTTCGCACATCCGCTGAATTCTTCATCAAGCCACAAGCAATAATTTACTGCGTTGTCATATTCTTGTTTTGCTCTCGAGTACTCCTTATATAGTGAGTACAGGGAGTCGTAAGCCGTTGGGCGTTCGGTTTCCTTCTTTGCTTGCTGTTGTACTTCAGTATTAAGCAATTCGCACACTGCCACATTGTTAACCACTGTTTCTGACGCTTTCAAAACGTCTTGCAATTCCTTGTTTGTCATAATCTTGTATAATTATATGTTATTGTATTACGTCCCTGTCTCTATCAGTGTAGCGCCGTGCCGTGGGACGTACGACAGGCAGCACCCTATGTTTATACTATATATAAAGCAAAAGGCGTGCAACTGACAGATGAATTAACAATTTTAACAAATAGCTAACTTGTTATATATCAATGTGTTACAAGATTTTTGTGGTGTATAAATATACATTATGTGCATAAAGACTGACAAAGTGACAATTTTAACTTAATAAATCTTAATTGTCAGTGACAACCTGTCAAAATTTAAATATGTTTAACAAGTCGTGAAACATTATATTTATACACATTAGAAATTAATATAAATGTATAATGTATTGATTTTTAAGCGGTTACAACTTTTTATAATATAAGGCAAGCGTGAAACATAAAATGTACGTTTAGCACTTTTTAACGTTATATTATTGCATATAATATAAAGAAAACAGGGTGCGCCCCCCTGAGAATTGACTATTTGACGGCATAGTCACCTCTTTTAAAAATTTTTTCTTCCGATTTTTGACTTTGTGTAAACTTATGTTCCCATTTGTTAAAAACTGTAAACTTGTATATTTATGTATATTCAGTTTTGTTAACTTCCTGGCGGTTGAAACTGGGAAGTGGAACATCTCTTTGTCGCCGAATAGCTATGTATATTTATTATACACTCGATGTAGGATAAAAATGCACCAAAAACCTCGTATTTACGGGAGTTTGTGTATGATTGTAGAACTTATTTTGTACCTTCGTTTCAGAGGCATGTGAGGATAGGGGTTGAGAACCTTATCATACACTACCTACACAAACCCCGTGTTTATCGGGGATTTGGCTGCATTTGGAACCTACATTAATCGTTCATTTTCTGTTAATCGGAATTGACCGTCTCTACGGACTGGTTTTATCAGATGCAAAAGTAGTAAAATTAATTGTAAAAGTATGGGAAACGGAATGGAAAACCTCATGGAAAGACTTGAAAAAGAGTTGGAGGAGGAAAAGATGGCGAGGATTAAGCGCCGCAGATGGCGCAGGCGTTTCATGTTGTTGATGGTATTCGGAGTGATAATGTTTTCTATTTCTGCCGTAACGGCTGCATTCACCAAGTCATTGGTAGCTGGATTTATGGTACTGGGTCTTGTATGTATGCTCTCATATCCGCTTTATCAATTATATAACGAATGTGAATTATAAAGTCGGGAATTACAGAGGATAGCATGTTTAGTATGCCGATAAAAGAAGTTATAGGTTATTTTAAAATAATGGTTTAAATGAAGAAAAAAAATAAAAATAGACGAATACTCTACGGGTATCACAATTTGCGCGAGTTATCGGAAAGAGCTTTGCGAAATCTTGATGGAGCGATGGATAATGCCCATGATGTAGCTGTGATGCGCTATGTGTTGTTGCAGTTCGCTAATTGGTTCAAGACTGACTTCAAGAAACTGCCACTATTCGAGAGCGACCCGTTTGTTGACGACTGGTGTAACGGTATGGCGAGGAATATATACCGTTATATGTCAGACATTACAAAGAAACAAGAAGGTAAAAACAAGAACGAGATATGAAACAGGAGTTATTGGATGATTTGCAGCGTCTGCTGAAATGCCCTATACCAAAGGTGCAGTATGCCGGTGATGGTGCTCTTCACGCATGGTACTGCGAGGCGCAGGAGTTGAAAGAGCGTATAAAATCGGGAGAGCCTATAGACATACAATGGGTGACTCGTCCTCTCAATGTGCTTGTGGTATCTGGTGACGGCACGCTGCCTGACGGTGGTAAGTATGGTTGTTGCAATTTTTTGCGTCATCCACGTCAATATTACGATGCGGCAATAATCTTTCGTTACTTTGTGTTTGCCATTGTTGTTTATCACAGCAATAACAACCCTACGGAGGGCGATATAGATGCCTACGAGCTTGCGATGCGTGAGATGGAGGAGATATGGGTGCCGTTCAAAGAAAGGAGTAACAGTGATTGAGAAAGAAGATATTAAGATAGGTTTAGAGTTCATTCTTCCGATCAGATTGAGAGAATACGAAGAAGAGGTGGCAAGATTTCGTCATCGTCAAATAATGGGCGAAGACTGTCCTGTATTACCGAGGTACAGGACAGATTTAGAGACTCTTGAAGGATTTAAAATCATTGCAACCGTAGGTCGTCCTTTTTTTAAGGTTGTAGATAGTCCGAGAGAGTATTTTGAGACCTCCTCTAAACCTCATCATTTAGGATCCTTTGTAAGAGTAACTTGTGACGAGATTGAAAATGAGGTATTTTACCTTTCAACTAAAGATATTGTGGAGCGTGGTGAGACATTAATATAGAAAAAGGTTGAATCAAAGAAAGGAGTAGTAACAATGATTAACAGAGAGGACATTAAGGAGGGCTTGAAGTTTAGGATGCCCAACAACAAAATCGAGCGTAAGTATCAAGTAGCGAGCTTTCGTGGTGCCACGGATATGTGTGAGTTTATCCAGTATCTGACAACGCTGAAAACTCCGCGCGGAGACAAAAATTATGTAACGCTCCAAGTACCGCTTTTCGAGGTGTGCGGTGGTCCGAAACCGATAAGCTCCGCCGATAAGAAAGACCCGCATTGCTCATGGGTCGGCGAGTACATCAAGGTTCGCAGCGATGCGATCTGGAAGAAACCGTTCTACATATCCCTGAGCGACGTGATGCAACACGGATTAGTTGACAATAAAACCCTAAAGGACGTGTTGCGTAATGAGCGTGAGGGTAAGTCCACGCGGTTAATCCCAAAGAAGTGTGTAGCGTTCCGCGACATTACCAATGGCATGTACGACACCTTCAAAGCGAAGAACCACGACTACGGCAATAGCTTCTCGGAATTGTTTGCGGAGTGCGGTATGACATACGCCTACGGGCACCTGTCCGAGAAGCTAAAGCGCGTGAAGTCTCTGATGGCTGACGAGGCGAAGGTGAAGGGCGAGAGTATGAAAGACTCATTGCTTGACCTTGCGAACTATGCGATACTTACGATTATGGAACTTGACAAAACAAGTATGCCGAAAAATGCTCCGGCTGAGGAGAAGTACGACTGGTATGGGTCGCCTGCGAATATCGAACGGATATTACAAAGAGAGTTCAACAATGAAATGCAGAAAAATGACTAAGGACAGGAACGGAAACGGCAAGAGCACCTTCATAACAATCGGTGCGAGCAATCACACGGACAAGGAGCGTGAGGAGCACGACTTCTACGCCACATCGCCCGAGGCTATAGACAAGCTCTTAAAGCACTTCTCTTTGCCGAAGAAGATATGGGAGTGCGCTTGTGGTACTGGATGCTTGTCAGAGCGTCTTATTGAGTTCGGGCACGATGTCGTGAGCACCGACCTTATAGACCGGGGTTACGGCGATGTGCAGGACTTCTTCAAGGCTGACGCGATGCCCGACGGCTGCGAGTGCATACTGACTAATCCACCCTACAAGTACGCATTGGAGTTCGTGCTGCACTCGTCTGGCTTGTTACCCGACGGAGGTTTGTGTGTGATGTTTCTCAAGACAACGTTCCTGGAGGGCCAGAAACGCTACGAGAGGCTCTATAAGAACACGCCACCTAAGTATGTACTGCAATTCTCAAAGAGAGTGCTGTGCGCAAAGAACGGCAAGTTCGCTGCAATGCGAAATGGCGGCGGCAGTGCAGTCAGCTACGCATGGTTTGTATGGGAGAAAGGTTACAACGGAGAAACAACCGTAAAATGGATATGAGCAAAAACAGATACCGCAACAAGGCACCCTACTCTACCCTGCATCCCGACGCAAGGCACTGGACTCGCAAGGGGAACTCGTGGAAGCAGAAGGTTGGCTACGATACCGAGGATGAGGCATGGGAGTTTCTTGAGCAGAACCCGAAGCTGAAAACAATGGGAGAACGTCCGTATTTCTGCGAACTGTGCTCTAAGTGGCATATCGGAAGGTTGCACAAATAAATATTGAGGATATGAACGTGAAAAGATGGTTGAATGACTGGAGTGCAGAAATGTGTTTTTTATCACTTTTTGCCTTAGCGGTTTTAATCTTTGGTTTTGTTATTTGGCAAAGTGAAAAATACAAGAACGGCGGATTTGTTAAAGACGATACGGTATGGTATTCTGCAACCATTGTTATCCATTACCCTGACAAAGCGGATAGCATAAACATCCGTACATGCAGGGTTCCGTATGTTCGTGTCGGGAGAGGGTGGAATAGCTTGAACTATACAGATCCGTTAGGGTATCATTATATCAAATCTATTGCGCCAATAGAAATAGTTGACATAGTTAAAATAAAATAGTTGAGATATGAAGAAGTTTTTATTATTTGCATTAGTTGCGGTGGTGTCGCTATTGGCATCGTGTAGCAGGAGTCAGAGATTCCAAGGAGGCAATCGTAAGTTGTACGACACTATTACGGTTTACTCTGTCGATAAAATCGTAGAAACGTCTGGTAACAAAGAATCGTTTGGTACAGAGACCTATTATCTTGTGGCTACAGATAAGGGAGCGTATCGTATAGATTTGTATGGAGTCTGGGGTAATGCCCAACTCGTTGGAGTTATAAAACAAGGTAGGACATATATCGTTAAAACACAATGGTTTGATGCTCCAATCATTAAGGAATACAAGCGTATAACTAAGCTAATTCGTGAATTATGAAGAAGAAAGGATATTACGAATATACACCGCAGATTTACCCAAGGAAACTTTGGGTGATGTACAATACGTCGGAAGAAGAAATAGACAAATGCTTTACCAACATGAAAGGCGAGCCTCTTGTTCACAACGGCGAGCCTATGAGTGAAGGAAACTACGGAGGTATGGTTTATGACGAATGTATGAGTAAGGCAGGGAAATACTTCGGTAATCTCGTTGTCTTTCCAAAGAAGAAGGATATGACTATGAAAAATATCTGCCATGAGGCATATCATGTTCTATCGTCTATCAACGATGCGTGCGACTTGGAAAGGATGTATAACGGCAGAAATGAGCACCAGGCATACCTTATGGGTTGGATATGTAATTGTATCAACAACGCTCGTTTGGGAGTCGGTGATTTTATAGAAATTAAAGACAAGGAGGAATAGCTTATGGATAAAAATGAAAAATTAAAACTTGGTGACATTTTTCTTGCGCCAAAAGAATTTTTTCTAAATAATTCTGTCGGAAAGCTAAAGCAGCAAATAGAAAGTTATGCGGAAGTCAGAAAAGATGGCAGGGTTATGTGCGCGGTTGTTGAGGATGTAAATTCAGTTTTCCCCCACGAATCATTATATACAATCGCTGTGAAACAAAAACAATTTGCACCTCAAATTAGGGTTTGTGTCAGTAAGGATTACAACCTTGATTGTTTTGAATTACTTTCTAAAGAAAAAATGAAGGTTGCTTGTGTGCTTTGGTTTTGTTTTGGGGTTTAATATAGGAGGAATAGCTTATGTTTTTGGGATTTGAAAACTATCGCGACATTGATGTGCTAAAAGGAAAAACACTCGTTGAGGTCGAGAGAAGCCATTATGACTCAAACGATGCTTTGTTTTTCAAAACCGCTGATGGAGAATTTTACATTATGACGCACAATCAAGACTGTTGCGAGAATGTATATATAGATGATATTTGCGGCGATTTCGCTGATTTACTGAATGAGGAAATACTGACAGCGGAAGAGTTAAACAACGACTATCCTGTAGATGAAGAATGTATTGAAGATACTTATACTTGGACATTTTATCATTTAGCAACGTTTCATGGGGATGTCACTATTCGATGGTTTGGAACAAGTAACGGCTATTACTCCGAGAGTGCGGAATTTTACAAAATTAGTGAGGAAGATTATAATGTTCATGCAAAAAATAAATAGCTTATGATCGAGAAGTCAAAGATAAAAAGGGGATTGGTATTCTGGAACGGCTGCGAGACCGTTGTGCAAATTCCAGATAACATACTCCGTATAAATACCCCCGGGGGTTTGATGATGATAGACAAGATTGTGGAGAACAAATTTGTTCTGTGCTCTATTTGTAACGAGGAATTGTTCGGTGCTCAAATGGCTCTTACTGTTGATTACATTGAGAAACATACAACAGAAATTACGCTTGAGGATGCCGACTGGCAGGAGATGGTAGATTTGTGCAACGCTATCGCTTTTGAAAAGACCAAGGATCACGACTGGTCTGCAAAAGTTCCTGACAGCTTAAAAGAGCGTGTAAACAACTTTCTTTGCCGTGATTTCTATCAAAAATACAACATAAAGGAGGATAGCGTATGATTAAGAAAGGAGATGAACGCAAGGAGCATTATAAATGCAAAAACTGCGCGATGTTCGCAGACGAGGATGCAGACAGCGCACCCTATTGCCTCGCCAAAGACCTCTACACGTTCGTAATGGGCGAAGATGAGGCTTGTGAGGAGTTTGTAAAGTGGAACGGTAAGAAATAATAAACAAAAACAAAATGGAAAGAGAGAAGATAGTAATAGAACTTTGTGGCGGCAGGATGCCTGAAAAGGCACACGATGCCGATGCAGCGTATGATGTGTTCACCAAGGAAGACGTAAAAGTGCTCGACTATGAGCGCTATGCAATACCGCTCGGCTTCAAAATACAACTACCCAAACACCTTGCAGCGGTTATACAACCAAGAAGCGGCATGTCCTCAATAGGAATGTATGCCCAACAACTGTACAAAGACGGATTTACTAAAGAGGTGCGAATTGATGCCGATGTTAAACTTGGCTTGATAGATAGCGGCTATACCGGCGAGGTGAAAGCAATCGTGAAAACCTTTGGAATAGGCAGTTATCTGTCAAAGAAAATTATTATCCCAGCCGGCACCAAGATAGCACAGATGCGCATTGTGGAAATACCGAACACGGAACTTGTGAGTGGTGTCATCAAAAAAGAAGAAAATGATGACAAGGAAAATGACGACAAGAAGCGTGGCGACAACGGTTTTAATTCATCGGGAGTAAAATAATATGGCAAGCAAGACATACATCGGCATAGACCCTGGCTCAAAGGGTTTCATAGCAGTAATGCACCCTGACGGCACGCGCGAGTATTGCTCCTTACAGGATTGTGACTATCACGATATTGCGCTGTTTCTGAAAAACATCAAGACGGTGTGCGAGGAAAATTGCGTGTGCTGTATGGAGGAGATACACGCCATCTTCGGTTCGTCGGCAAAGTCCACATTCTCGTTCGGAGAAACGTTCGGAGTACTGCAAGGTCTGTTGATTGCGCTTGAGATACCCTATCATCTTGTACCTCCGAAGACTTGGCAGAAGGAGATTTGGATAAGTCACGATAAGGTTATCAAGAGTTACTGCGGAAAGAAAAGCACGGACAACAAGGCGACATCCATCAACGCCGCAAGACGATTGTTTCCGACCGAAGATTTTAGACGTACAAGCAAGTGCAAGAACGTAGACGATAACAAGTGCGATGCAACGCTGATATGCGAATACGGGCGAAGGAAATGCCTTTAAAGAAGATAAAACATTGTTTAACTAAATAAGTATAGATATGGATTTTGGAAAGAAGTTATATTGCGGCAATTTTGTGGTTACAAAGAAGTCGCGCAGTCTAAGTAAGCAGGAGTTGAAGGAACTCCGCGACAAGGAAGGTATCCGTGAGGATGTCCGCAAGCATCTGACACGAGGCTCGCTTCCGTACATTTGCGTCGAAACGGTCGGCGGCGGATGGAAGGTGGAGTTTGGCATCGGCACGACGATGTTCGAAGCAATCGACGCGCTCGGCATGGTTCGTGACGAGAAAGGCGATTGGCGCACTCACGGAACGGAAGGCAAGAACGCAGAGGCTATCTTTACCGGCATGTTCGTTGATACTACCGTCGTTGGTGATGCGGAGTATCAGACAGCAAAGATGAAAGCCATGAGCGAGTATATAGAACGAAACACAAAGCATGACAACGAACAGCTATGGGTGGAAAAGTAGAGAAGCTTTCGGCTAAGATGAAGTCGCAGGCAGTCGGCTTGGGTCTGTGCCAGCAATGGACTGACGAATGGGCCGACGGCACGTCGAAAGACGAGCTTGTCGAGAAGTTTGTCAGAGGCATTGACTTCTGCATAGAACACAACTTTCCGTCATGCGAAGTGATACGGAAGGAGTTCGGAGATGTCATTCACGACCACGGCGTGTACGTGGACGAGAACGTGATTGCGGACGACAAGCCGACGGTGATATTAAACGGAGAGTGCGTCGCAGGACTGACCTACTCTGGCAAGAGCTGCGGCGACATATATGTAAGGCATGACTGCGAGGCGACTGTATTTGTAAACGGCCTTGCGAGAGCGTTTATCAACATGTACGACAATGCGGAGGTGGAAGTGTATTGCGAAGAGGGTGCAAAGGCTTTCGTCTATCTGCACGGCGGCAGGGTCAGAAAGACGCGAGGTGATGTCACAATTAGAGAAAAACACAAGGAGAAGGAAGAATGAAAAGAAGTAGTGGTGAGGCGATAGATTCGCTGTACGGGCAGTTGAAGGCGTTGAGTGCAGACGCGAAGTACGGCTTTGGTATGTACAGAACAGACTGGGGTAAGGTAAACAGCGAGAGCTGGAACAGGCTCCTGGTGGGCTTTTGCAAGAGTATCAGGGAACTTGCCAAGGACTGCCCTGTAAAATATTTTGCAGGAGCGTTCTATACGTTCAACGGAAAGATATACGAGGTGGTGGAGCCGATTGTTGTGGAGCAGGCTTACCAGTTGCTTATGGAGGACTTGTTCATAGCACCCGTGCTCGGTCGTTCCACAATCAGAAAAGAGTCGTTCATCGACACCATCAAGAACTACAACGTGCTTGTTCCGCAGTTCGACGTTGTGGCGTTCGCCAACGGTGTTGTTGACTTCGGTCTTGCGCGTGTGGCTCCTACGGCGATGCCATTCTCTCCGCATTATCATGTGACTTACTATCATCCGTACAACTTCGATCCGAAAGCGAAGTGCAAGAAATGGGAGAGATTCCTGCTTGATGTGCTGCCCGACAAGGACTCGCGTGACATCTTGCAGATGTTCATGGGACTCGGCTTGGTGCAGCGCGGCGACGCATACAACCCGTATGAGGGAAAGATGTCCGACAAAATAGAGCTGTGCCTTATGCTTATCGGTAGCGGAGCAAACGGAAAGAGTGTGATATTCGAGGTTATGTGCGCCCTGTTCGGCAAAGACCGCATATCAAAAATGGACTATGCGGAACTTACCGCTGACGGTGACGAGGGCATGAGAGGGCGCTACCCTATCCGTAACGCCATCTTCAACTGGTCTTCCGACTCAGACCCGAAGAAGTTCGGACGCAAGAATACGGGCATGTTCAAGAGGCTTGTGAGCGGAGAGCCCGTACCGTACAGAAAGCTGGGCGAGAACGTACTGGAGTCAAAGAGCCTTCCATACCTCATCTTCAATCTCAACGAGCTTCCGTTCCCCGAGGATGTTACCCTCGGCTTTATCCGACGCTTGCAGTACGTCAGCTTTGACGTTACCATCCCGAAAGAGAAGCAGAACCCTCGTCTTGCTGCGGAGATTATCAAGGAGGAGCTTTCAGGTGTGTTCAACTGGGTTCTTAAAGGCGAGCGTATGTTGAGAGAGCGCAAGTTTCAGTTTCCGTCTGCGGAAGGTTCGCGCAAGCAGCTTATCCTTTCATATCTCGGCACACAGCCCGTGCTGGCATGGCTCAAGGCGTATGAGATACGCTGTGACAAGGGAACGAAGGGCGAGATACCAGTTTGGATAAACGCCAAGACGCTGTACGACAGCTTCAGACAGTTCTGTGAGGATAACAATCTTGAGGAAAAGGAGATACCGTCACAGCAGAAGTTTGGCAGAGTGATGTGGAACTCCTGCAAGTTCTACAAGAAGCGCACGCCAAGCGGAGTTATCTACGAGACATACGGCATCACGGAAGCAGACCTTGCGGAGCACTTCCTCATATCCAACATGAAGAGCGCGGAAGAGACGCAGGAATACAGCTTTATCAAGGACGACCTGCCTGCAAAGAAAGAAGAGTAAACAGAGATAGTTATGGAAGAGTGTATCATTAAAATCATCGAAGATAAGTATGCTCTCGAAATGGGCCTGCGTATCATCATGGAGACGGCAGAAAGAAAGGCACTTCCAGAAGAGGTTTTTCTGCCGACCTTCAATGACAGTTTGATTGAAGAAACGTTCATGGCGACGCTTGAAAAGGTTGCCGGCAAGAAGTACAAGTAGAAACAGGAATAGCCTTGCAGCAAAGAGATTACTGCAAGGCTATTCCTGTATTTATTTATCTTTCTTGTTTTTATAAAGAAGGCAATTTTTGCACGAAGTGGGATAGTTGATTGGTACATAGTAGTGAACTGTATTGTTCTCCACATCTATCTCATCCTGCTTGATTTTGTTATAGTCCGCCTCAAGCGACACAATCTTCAGCCAGTCAGGAGAGCCTTTCTTGGCTTTCTTTTCAGCAGCTACCAGCTTGCGCAGAATGGATTCCTTTGAAGTTTCCTTTGCAAGTTCCTCTGCGGTTATCTCGTCGTTCCTTGGCGAGTTTGTGCCCTGTACATCCGCGATGCGCGCCTGAACTGAGTCGAGTGCTTCGAGCTTCTCAATCTCGCGAAGCAGTTCGGCTTTGGCCCAGTTTAGGCCCTGGCCTTGGAAGGCTACATTCCAAGCGTCGCCTTTACCCCACCCTGCCGCACGCAGGTCGGCATATATAAGATATGAAATATCCGCCATGTTGTACTGCTTTTTCAACTTGTACATATAGGCAGACAATGTGTATTCTGACATAATTACTCCTCCTCTTTTTTGTAAACAAATTTAACATAGCAAACGCACCTGTAGTGCAGTGGCGGGAACGGGTCTCCGAAGTGGTGCAGATACGTTGTCTCATCATCGCAGTGCGCGCACGGATACGAACTTCCTCGAAAGATATAGTAGCCTATCGCCCCATGTTCCTTGCCGTACTGCTGTTCAGCTCTACCCCATGCGACGGCTACCATTTGTCGCGCGTTGCGGACGATGTTCTGATACGCCGAATGAAATACGCCCTTGCCGTATGAAGGCGTGGCGATGTTTATATCCTCCTTTCTTGCCTTCGTGATTACGGACGTGGTGTACGGGTCTTTATATCCAGTACGTATTGCGGACATGAGCTGCGAGTCGGTGTATTTCATCAATACGCCAGCCTTGCACATACGCACCATGTCCTCCGCAAAGTTTTTCAGATAACTGGTGGTTCGCTCCATTGATGTCTTGCCGAACACCTTTGACACAAGAAAGGCTTCCGTGCTCTCCGTGCCGATATTCAATATCGAGCACGCGGTCTTGGCACAGACCGCAATGTCATTTTCTATTCCGTCAGCAACGCCTAACGCAATGCGCTGTGAGGCCGCAATAAACCCATTCTCGTTTGTCAGTGTCGCTCCCCTCCTGTATTTGGAAGCGAGCGACACTATCTCACGGGCAACTTTAAACAGTCGCTTCTGTACGCGCGACTCGCAGGCTATCTGCGCTTTGGTTCTATTAAGTGCGTATTCCTGTGACTCCATGAATTACTTTTTTAGATTCTTATCCCAGTTATTGCGTCCAGGATAATTGCCGTTCTCGTCCCATGCCTTGTCAGACCTCTTCGGTCTGCCTCTTTTGCCGCGACCAGTGTTGATGTCTTCGCCAGGCTGCTGATTGTTAATTTTTGCAAGCGCTTCCTCCTGCTCGATGTTGTTCTCAACCTGTGCCTCCTGGCGTTGGATGTCGATGAGCAAGTCCTGCTGGTCTTCCTCTTTCTGCTCGCGCATGATACGAGTAAACTCGTCGTTCTTCGAGAACTTGGAATTGCGCTCAGAAGCAGTCTGCTTCGAGAGGAATTTGTTCTGAACCGCAGTGGCCAGGTTAGTGATAAGCTCAGTGTCGTTCTGATGGATATAGCTCTCAATCCACGCATTGACCGGCAGTGCAACCATTGAGGCCATACAGTTGTTCTCCGTTCCGATGCCAAACTTAGTTATACGCACCAACTGGTCGAGGAACGGCTGCAATCTCTGTGCGTCATTCATGGCAGCTTCGAGGGCTGGAGAATACAGCAGCTTGATTGCAACGCCCGGCAGGTCTCCCGATTTGAGTTCGGGCGGCTTTACGGTAAACGAAAGCTCGTAAATAAGGTCATAAGACTTGTTGAGCTGTGTAGCGAAGGCGTTTGACGCGTCCGTGCCGTTGAGGAACTCCGCCTTGCCGTTCGTGTCGGTAATCATGATCGTCTTAGCAGCGCCGTTCGTATCGCCCTTTATCTCTATCTCATCGCCCTCGCCGGTAAGCGTAAGTATCGGAAAGGCATACGCCTTGTTGTTCTCGCAGAGATACGAGAACGCCTCCTCATAATCCTCGATGTTGCGCTGTACGGCAGACCAGCAAGGGCCGTCCTCGTTGCGGGCGTATGCTACAGGTATGAACGGGAAGCCGTGTCGTTTATCTTCGACGCAGGCATATTCGGACGCACCGAAGATAGACGCGACCTTTCTAATGGCATTTCTCGCAGTGCCTCCCGACAGGTCTTTCTTGAAGCGGTAGAACTTTTCCTTGTCCCATGCTTCAACCCACTCGATGCGCTCCTCTCCTTCCTCGTCATAGTCCACATACTTGCGTGCAAACGCAATCAGTTCGCCGGTAAGCGGGTCGTATCTCGGAAACAGCGTGTCGCCACGGTCGAACGAGAGTGTTCTCGTTCCGAATTTGCCGTCGCCGTCGAAATAGCCTACAATGGCACAGTCTGCAACCTTCATGTATGCAGATACCGCCTCGAAGAAGCGTATCTCCATATCGTGCATGAGCCAGCCCTTCTTGTATTTCGTGAGCAGCTCTTGTAGTTTCTCTTCGCTACCTTCTTCGGTTCCCTCCGCAAGCTCGAACTGAATGTCATTACCAGTCACATGAAGAACGTGCTTGGTCCAAATCACCTGCTGGAAGGCAAACGCGGTGCGCTGAATTTTCTGCACGCACCAAAGTCCAGTCTCGGGGTTCTTCTTCCAGATGTCGGGATATTGCTGCGGGTCGCAAATCCTGTGCCCTGACGGATAGAACTCGCGCAAGAAGTCCTGCTGTGTTTTGATGTTGCGGTACAGCACATCCGCAGGCATACAAGGGTCTTCGTTCTCGGAAAACTCACGGTCGATAATTCCGTGTTTCATATAACCCTTCGGGGTTACTTCATAAAACGGCTTTCGGACGAGCAGTTCCCGCACGTCCTTTACATTGTTCAAAGCATCCATAGTCCTTTTATCTTTTTGTGTTTCTTTTTAGTTAAGCTGAAAATCATTATGTACAGCCATGACTCGAAGAAGTCGGGCGAGTGTCCTACATAGCGTTTAGCCATCTTCTTAGGCAGCAGCTTGAAGCCCCTGTCGTCGCTGTTGTCGTCGCGGCGCAGCATCTTTCTCTCCTTCTGTAAAATCTGACGCAGCGGCACCTTGTCAAATCCGTCTCCCGAATACTTGCGCTCAAGCAGCGAAGACTCTATCGAGATTTGTTTTTCCTTTATCATCTTGTAGAACAGGAAGGCGCATTGTGATTTAAGGTCTTTGTACAGGAACTTGATGCCCTTTTCTTCCTGGTGTGTCATAGCGACAGGTGCTGCCTGGTTGTTGAACGGTACGGCATCGGCAAAGAAACCTTTGAAATACTGACCGATACCCTGCAAGTCGTAAGTAAAGTTGCACTCCTCCACTCCCCATTCACGCAGCTTCGCCTTCACCGCAGATACGAGCGTTTGAGAGTCGAGGCGCATTACTACAAGGTCTTTGCAGTGCCATCCCTCCCACAGCCACATCACAAAGTTGTCGCCGCCGGTGAAGGCAATGTCGGCGGATGCGCGCCGCACCCCATCTCCGACCTGTACGGCATTGTCGAATATTTCTTCGAGGTCTGCCATCTTTATCATGTCGTCGCCTGCGGACTTCCAGTTCCAGTTGGCTTCGAGGTCGCGCATACGTTGCTCCTCGTCCTGTTGTGCAAGGTTGGCGAGATATGATGCGTCGGTAGAGATAAGTTTGATGTTTTCCGATACGTCGGCACGAATGAATGTGGCGGATTTGATGAACATTTCGAGCTTGGTATATCCGAGTTCGGCATAGCTTTCTTTCCACAGCTTATCTATGATACCTCCGCATTGTTCGTAAACCTCCTCTCGCGTATCTCCCCAATAGATTGAGTCGGGAGTATCTCCGTCCATGAAGCAGTAGCGTATGACTCCGTCACGCTCGGGGATAATGTATCCATCCTCGTCTACCCACCAGTCTATGAATTTGCGCACCCACGACTCAGGATCAGGGTTGCACGTTATCCAGAAGCGGTTGCGGATTTGCGAGGCGTTACGGTTGTTGGTAAGCAGATACTTGAACTTCTTGTACGGACACTGGGTTCCCTCGTCGATGCACACGTATGCGAACTGACGGCCCTGGAAGCGGGTCTTGAAGTCCTGGTACGAGCCTGCGTAGTATGAGAATTTTAGCCATCCTCCGTTGGTGAAGTTCCACGTCATATCATTCTGCGACTTGTTGTATGTGCCGAACTGCGAGAAGAGCTTGTACGAGTCCGTTACAAGCGATTGAAGGTCATCCTTCTCGTTACGCAGGATTGTTGCATGGAAGTCTGGATTCTTAATGTCTTTCAGTACCTCCATGAGAGAAGAGAAGGATTTGGAATTGTGGGTGACGATGAAGTCTTCGACTACAAACAGTGCATCCGGGTTGTCTACTGCAATACAGCAACAATCCCTCTTTCCGATTTTCTTGCAGCTTACGATACGCCTTACAAGTTCCTTTTTCTTATAGTTGAACCTAACCGGCCATTTCTTTTTCGCTGTTTTTCGCACATAACACACCGAACCTAAACTATCAACCAAATACTTAAAGTCGGTAGCCTGCTTGGAAGTGCGGTATTTTTTGCACCAATACTCGCCGCTCTTTCTTCCCGTATTACTGATAAGTCTTTCGAGTGTAGACATTCTTTCACTGATAGAAGCGAGTCCGTAGCTTTCATCAAATTCCACTGGCTTGACGCACGGAATGGTTATGTCGTATCCGTCGGTGATATATTTCTCAATCTCACAAGCGAGATGAGGCATACACCGCCTGTTTCCGTCAATGTAAACGTTCCAAATATGGTCGTCAGAGCAAGTTATCTTCGCTCCGTCGGATAGTGTAATCTCGTAACAATCTCTTTTCGGATAAGCGAGGAGTCCCAAAACACGATGTCCTTTCCCGTCCGAACCGATTACGGTATCCCCATATTTCAGCTCTTTGATTTTAACGAAGCCCTTGGACGTTAAAACCATCGTATTTTCATCGAGCGGACCGCCTCGCGAGCCTCCGACTATCTTAATATCAGCATCAATGGCAAGCATACGCTCCTGTCCGCCACGTTGAGCGATAATCTTCAACCTGTCGGGATGCTTCTTGTCTTTATCTCTTAGTGATTGAATGTACTCTTGAGTGTAAATAGGCTCTCCGTTATCCAATTTCAACCCTGAAAAACAACTTTTCTGCATATATATACAAAATATTTATGCAAATATATCGAAAATATTTGGTTAATTGTATATTTATTCATATTTTTGCGAAAGAAAACGTATATTTATACATTAATGGTAGAAGAACTACCGGAAACCAACACAAAAACTTTTATATATGACAGTAGAAGAACTGCTTTCATTGGTGAACAAGGAGGTTGATACCACCAAGTTCAAAGCACTTAGCCAGAAGACCATTAACGAAGAACTTAATGACGTACTGGATGAATTTGGTGACGACGAGGCTGCGAACGCCAAGATAGTTACCAAGGTGGCAAACCGACTCAAGCGCATGGACGGCAATCTGCACAAGAATGTCTCTGACGAGATTAAGAAAAGCAGAGAGGAAGCTGAACGCAAGAAGAAGGAAGAGGAGGAGCGCAACGGCAAGAAGGAAGAGGAAGACAAGTCTGACGACAAGTACGACAAGCTGCTCGCAAAGCTCGAAGCCCTCGAAAAGGCTAACGAGGAGCGCGACAAGAAGGCATCAAGAGCCGCTACAATCGAAGCGGTCAGAAAGGGCTTGAAGGATAAGTTTGACAAGGCAAAGCTCGAACTTAACGATTTCTTTCTTGACACAGCAATCTCCAAACTTGAAATTCCCGACCATGATGCCGATGTAATCGACCTGGTTTCAAAGGCAGAGGGTATTTACACTACCGACTTCAAGCGTGCTACAGGCAACACTGCTATACCGCACAAGGGCAGCGGCTCTTCTTCTGGCGGCGGCAAGACAATCCGTGACGACGAGTGGGATGACATCATCGAACCGAAAGAAAAGTAAACATTTTAATTTTTAAGGTAAAAAGTTATGGATAACAACAAGGATTACTACGGACAGATGATGGCGCAGGGTGCAGTCAATGCTACTGGCGCTGTAATCTTGCAGTCAGAAATGACTATCGGCGGTCAGCGTCATGTGTTTGTTGACCTGCCTGGCGCCGTTAAGGAAGCGTTCCGTCGCCCTCCGATTGGCGGTGTCCTGAAAAACCCGTTCCCTGGCCCAGCCAAGATTTATGCCGGCGACCTCATCGAGCACAGCCTCGGTTTTGCGGACAACAGCGGCGGCACAATCAAGGTGCTCAAGAGCTATGAGGTGGCTAAGGCTACCACTGCTGCTACGGATACAGCCATCTACATCACACGCGACGGCTATCACCACATTCCGTTTGTGGGTGACAATCTCATGGTTGGCCCGAAGGACTTCAAGACAAAGGGTAAGGGTGTGCTCGTTACTGCGGTTGAAAATGACGTACAGGACGGCAAGGATGTTTGGAAAGTTACACTCGCAGAAACTCTCGGCTCCCTTACCGCCGGTACAGTTCTCGTGGAGGCGGAAAAGGCAGGCGCAACTGTTTCTGCCATGGTTACTAACCCGAACTGCTTCGCTCCATGCGACGTTGACATGCCGTTCCACGCATTGGCTGGCAGTGACAAGTTCTATGCTCCGCGCTACCTCAACGACTTCTGTCTGCTCGGCACTGACGTGGTTATGTGGAAGTCACGCATGAGCCCAATTCCGCCAGCTGTAGAGGCGATGAACAAGAGCCGCTACGCAGAGTGGTGGTACGCAGAGAACTAATCGGAAAAACATACAACACAAAAACGAAAAGATATGCCAAAGTTTGATTTTAATAATTCCCGAAAGGCGCGTTTCTTCAGCGACCCAGAGAATACGAGATACTTGCAGAAGTTTATCGACAAGAAAGACATCTTCCATGTAAACTACGGCTGGTATCTCACACAGGGTACTATCGCGCCCGACCTCACGCCTACCAACCATAAGGGCGTGGCTACATTCTCAGTGGAGGCATCCGCTTTGCACGCTGCAACGCTCGCCAACCTCCGTGCTCCGCTCGCAGGTTCGTTCCAGAAGGACAAGGGTGCATTGGCAGTTTATTCTGCCACTATTCCCGACTTCATTACCGACGGCTTCAAGGAAACCGCAGAGGAGCGCAACTACCGCGAGAAGCAGTTTGAGGAGTTTGGTAACGACCGCGACCTCGTAAAGCAGTGGCGCAATGACACCCAGGAGTTGATGGACTCTCTCGACATGACCATGAACTACATGGTGGCAAAGCTGGCTACAACCGGCGAGCTTGACTATACAGGCATCGCCCGTGGTATCCAGATTCCGCTTCACAAGGTGCCAATTCCGAAGGAGAATTTCAGAAAGTGCGGCAAGCTCGAATGGGCTAACGTTGACTGCAACATCCTCGAACAGATGCGCAAGATTGAGAGCGAGTGGCGCAAGGAGTTCGGTCAGAACCGCCTTGCCCTCGTATGGCAGATGACCTACGACACCTTCTACAACACCTTCCTTGGCAACAAGCAGATTAAGGAGCTGTACATCAACTGGTGCAAGGCCCACTATGTTGCTTATGTTGATGACTACGGCGTGAACACAGAGATGTTCCTCAAGGCGTTCGCCGACATCCAGGGTATCTCACGCATCGAGATTATTGACGAGGAGGAGCGCAATCTCAAGTTCGACGGCTCGGTTGTCAAGGTTAAGGGCTGGGATGACAACATCGTTGTTCTCCGTCCTGCCGGTAATGCTTTCGAGTACGAGCGCAAGCAGGTTGCTGACAAGCCGATGTTCGAGAAGTACGGAAACAATATCGTTCAGAAGGTGTTCGCGCAGACAAACAAGGGTCTCGGTCTGCTCTGCAACTCTACAATCGCCAACGGCGACTACATGGAGTGGCATACCGACCTCATGTTTGCCGCAGTACCGGCGATGCTCGACTTCCCGTACCGTTGGATTATCGACATCACCAAGAAGGGCGAAGGCGTAGCTTCCTAAACGCAAAAGCTATCCGTCCTCCTGTAGCTGCAATCGGCTGCATTTGGACGGATAGCGTAAACAATCTCTGATTTAACTCGAATCGAATTAGCGCATGAAGAAAGGCAATAATATATATACATTGGAGGATGCTCTGTTCAGCAAGGTACGTTTCAATATACCCGACGACACAGTGCATACAATCCTCATTGAAAGGTCGTTGGACGGGAGCATGGCGTATGCTGACGCTAACCGTGATGACGTTCGCCTTGCCTATGCCGATATTCTAAAATGGCTTGTTCTCGGCCCGAGTAAGATGAACAACACTTCCGACTCTGATAACGGATGGAGCCATACGGAAGGTGGTTTTGAAATATCCGAGCGTGACCGTGCGGAACTCAAGGCGGAAGCCAACGCAATCTATGCGGAGCTTGAGCCAAGTTCGATGTTAAAGAAGAAATCGTCGTTCAGAATAACCTCTCATGGCGTGAAACGTGCCGACATTTCGGCGTTCGGATGCCCGCTTCCTCACATTATAAATAAGGATGTATGAGAAAGGCAAATATCAGAAACCCGAGATACCCTCACACGATAAAAATCGTTAGGGTGCTTGTCGGCAAGGCGGACGAGAACGATCCGTTTGCTGATGATGACGCAAAGGTCGGCGATGACACAGAGATTGTTATCTACGAAGGCGAGGGCCGCAGCTATACCGATACGACTACCGAGGGCGGTAAGAATGTCGACGAGAACAAGAGGAAGGCATCAATTCCTGTCAGATATGACGAATGGGATGCCGGCAGATGTCCTCTTGATGGTGACATGATTTACGCAACGGTCGGCAACAACACCGAGGTCGGAATGGTGAAGGACTGCGAGCCTGACAATAATAGAACTGTTGTTTATTGGGACTTTACAAGGGTTTAGCGTATGAGAAGATTGGCGGAACAATTTGCCATTAAGGCGAAGAATGTTATAGGAAAGAAAACGACGGAAGCGATACTTGACAAGTTGAACTTGGTCGCCATTGAGATGGTTCAGCGCTATGCTGGTACAAAAAACTACTATGACGTAACTGGTAACTTGTTGAACTCATTCGCTGTAGGCGTATATCATCGTAGTAAACTTGTTAGCATCGCAGACGCAACAAATGTCGGTCTTGAACCGCCAACCCGCAGGTCACTTGCAAAAGGTGAAAAGTACAACTTATCCGCCTACTATACAGGAGAACCTGTAATACACGTTATGCCAGATGGGAAGACGGTATCAAGACCTTTCACTGGTGAATATGGAGGCGGAGGAAAGGATGGAATTAGTGTTGCACGGCGAAGTCTTAAAGCAGGAAAGCCAAAAGCTACATATGCGTTGATTGCTGTCGTTGCGATGGAATATGCAAAATATGTCCAGAACAAGCGCAACCACGATGTTCTTACTGGACTAACTGATGAAATACCAGGTATATTTGAAGGAACGATAGTAACTATATGATAAGCATAAAGACACTATACTACGATGTTGGCAATGCCGTAAAAGGCATCTGTGACAAGGTTTATCCAAGAAACCGTCCGAAGTCTGTCTGCGACAGGCCCGACAGCTATATCGTTGTGTCTTTCCCGTCGAGCATCTACAACAATGAGATGAACGACGACGGCAGTTTCAACGATTATACGACTACCGCGCAGATAGAGATATATGTCCGTGACAAGACATCCGCCAGGAACCCCAATACGTTGAACGTGTCTGCGGTATCCGAGAAGGTCAGTGCGGTAATGACAAAGTTTCCAATCTCAACAGACAACATCATCGTAACCAAGCCGCGTGTCACTCTGCAAACGGACGACGGCGACGGTTTTTCGGTAACGATAATACAGGGTTCGTTAAGAACCAAATAAACGCAAAAATTAAGGTTTAACTAAAAAAGTTTTGAATTATGGCAATGAAGAAAATCGAAGAGTTGAAGGACCTCTTTGTAGGCCCTAAGACACTTTTGTACGCTAAGGCAATCACAGACCTCAGCAAGGCTACTATCGACATTACAGCAGACCTCGAACTGCCTGTTGAGGTTGACTCACTGAAGGCGACAATGGAAGACCCGACCATCAACCACTACAAGGTTATCGGTCTTGCAGGCGACTGGGCGACAACCTCCGAGCTTGGCGACTTCAACGTTGAGTTCGTTGTTCCGTCAAAGGCAAAGGATCTGCTCGCTGCGATGTTTGGCAACGATGCGGTGAGCGAACTTACAAAGGTCACTTTGAAGACCGGCGACACCGAGCTCGACGCGACAACAGGCTTTACCGGCGTTGCTCTTGAGCTTAAGAAGTTCAAAATTCAGGGCACAATCGCAATCGTTGACGATACCAAGACAAACGTCATGGTCATCACCAACATCGCCCTCTACGCTACCTTGCAGTGGGATGAAACAGGCACAAAACCTGTTGCGTTCAAGTTCTCGGGTTCTATCGAGGGTGCTGGCAAGAAGAGCATCGCTTGGCTTACAAAGGCAGCAGCTGCTTAAAGTAAAAAGCGGCGTAACGCAATCGAATATGAAGCGGAAAGCGGCGGACTTATCAAGGGTCGCGGTTTTCCGCTTTTGTTTTTACAAGACTTAACATCAAGAAAAACGGTATGGAAGAAAAGAAGATAGAACAACCCAGCGACGAGTTGCAGAAAGCTCTTGACAGCGTATTGGAGGCGGAACCCGAAGCGGTTGTCTTTATGGGCAGGAAGCGCAAAATCGGTTGGCTTAAACGAGGTGCGATAAGAAAGTTTTCGCACGTCACAGCGAATGAAAAAGACGAGTGGAAGCGCGGCGTAAAGCTGTGCGCCATCGTTCTTCTTAATAATTTTTGGAAGCTACGCTTCTTCTACTGGGCTTACTGGCGTTGGCTGTACTACATCAAGGACTTGGATGCAATCGAGGTTCTGAGGGTCGTTGACGCAGCTAAAAAAAAAGTACCATTGGTAGTGTGCTCGCTGACTACCATATTAGCGACAGGGATGACGGATCTGGCGATGACGATGACGAAGAAAGAAGTGAAAGCTACCCGAGCAGGACAAGCTGGGGAGCAGCCTTCTCGTTAGCCGAAAAGTTCCCGTTCCTCTTTGCTACGCGCTACGGCATCAAGGCATACGACTACTGGTGGGGCTACACCTCGGCACAGATAGACCTTATGGTTGCAGACCAGCCCATTATTGTGTACAAGAAAGACAAGAAGCGCAACCCCGACGGTAGTGTCAAGCACACCGCAAAGGAGATGGACGACCTTTGGGATAACTGGGTAAAGAAGAAGGAGAAGGAGGGCAGTCTTGTTGGCAAGAAGATTAGTCTTTCCGATTATTTAAACAACAAAATCTAAACGATAAATATTTCAGGATATGGCAGACGGAAACGTTGGAAATTTATGGATGAGCCTTGGACTCAAAGACGCGGTATCTAAGGAGCTGAAAAAGATGGCCGACAATATGGAAGTTGTCGATGCCAAGACGAAGAGGGCGCAAGAACAGCTTAGAAAGCTGGCAGAGACAGATGCGTCGGGTAAAGGCGTAGCCTTCTTGGACAAGTTGAAAAAGGCCATAGGCAGCTCGACCAAGGAGGCGAAAGAGTTGCAGGCAATATTTGATGCTATACGAAATATCAGGGGAGGTTTCGGTGCTTTGACTGGAGATTTCGGAAAGGCTAATCTCCAGAGTTATGCAGACATATTAAAAGAGATTCGTTCGTCGATGGGGAAAATCTCTTTTGGCGGTATGTCAGGGATGGGCGAAGGTGTCTACGCTAAAATTGAAGCTGTCAGAAGTGCAATAAATGGCATCAACAAAATAACGAATGAAACATTTCGTTTATGGGACAGTGTTCCGAGATCGTCTCCAAAAGCAAAAGCCGAATTTAACAATATAAGAGAGCAGCTTGCAGAAATTAAAAATGCGGGGTTGGGTTATCTGAAAAGCGGGGATTTCAGTAAGGCTTATGCTTGGGCTAACGGCCTGGATGAACAAATAGGCAAGATAAGCAGTTCCTATGAAAAGTTCTTGGCGAGCGAAAAAAGTGTCGTTGAATCTCTAAGGAGAGAGGAGGGGCAGAGCAGGAAAACCACCGATGCGACAAATGAGCAGACCAATGCCCTCAAGAAGCAGGAGGAGCAGCTAAAGGCTACCACTGCGGCGCAGAAGGAGAAGAATGCAACAGAAAGCAAGGCTACGGCTACACCAAAGATACAGCCGTTTGTTGAGGACAAGGGGCTTGACAAAATGCTCAACGATGTTACAGCTGCAAGAGAAAAGGACGCCGCAGCGACACAAACGCAAATAGCATATACGAAAATACTGAATGAGGTTCTTGATGCTTTCAAAGGTAAGGCGAGTACGCTTCTTGGCGTTAAGGACGACAGCGGGCGTAAATACGTCGACATCCTGAACGAAGCAAATGCCGCGATTGAGAAAATGAACAAAGCGAGAGCAGCGGCAATGGCGAGAGAAGGAAAAGATTTTAAGCCCGAGAATTATCCCGACCCTACCCCGCGCATAAAAAAGGCCCTCGAATATCTCTCTCTGTTGCAGAGAATAGACATCGCTCAGAAACATATTTCAGAGGTCAAGGCTGCAAACCCGAACGTTGACACAAAGAATATAAAGGAAGCCGCAAAGCTCGTTGAGAATTTTCGGAACAAGCTGCTGGCGCTTCAAAACGATAAGTATTTAACAGGTGCGGATGACGCCCATATACTCGGTGCGTATAGAAAGACCTTGGCAATGACGCTCAAGGATGTGGATGCAATTATCGGCAAATTACAGAAGCCGAACCCTTTGTCCGACCTCGACGGTAATTTCTCTAAACTGGATGCGCGCATTGACGCTGTGCGTGAAAAACTCGCCAAGCTACGCGACCTTATGAACGAAGGCACGCAAAAGGGATATAATACTTCAATGTTCGGAGAGCGCATTTCTGGACTTGGCGGCGTTGTGGCACGAATGGAAGCTGCAATGTCAAACAAGAACGGAGAACTGGCGAATATCGACAAGATGAAGCAACTCTTTAGCGATATTTCTGTCGAACTCAACAAGGCTTCGACGGCAATGCAGGCTTATGGTCGCGAAAAGGCAAAGGCGGTGGCGCAGGAGAGAGAGTTTGCCGTAGCTTCAAAGTTAAGTGCCAAAGATAAAGAAGCCGAATTGAAAGCTTTGTCGGACTACACCAAGCGTTACATGACGCTCGTTGAAGAGAAGCGTAAGGTTGCCGAGAAGGCCGGCATATCTCCGTTCTTCAAGAACGACAATGGTCTTAAAAATATCAAGGCAGAGATAGATACATTACTTGAAAGACTTGGGAGGGTCAGAGAGGATATTACCTTGTATCAGCACGCAATTGGAAGCGGTACGAAGGAGGGTATTTCCTTCGGTCAGCAGGGCTTGAAGGAGGCCAACACTGAAGCAGAGAAGCTGATGCGTTCGATTACCAACCTTCAGAACGTTTACGACACTCTCCGTGTGAGTCAGGTAAACGTTAAGGATTTGATAGGTCAGACACCACAGAAGCAGAGACAGGATGATATTCAGAGAAGAATGTCTGATTATTATTCCAAGCTCGAAAAGGACTCTGCTCAGGCTGCGAAAGATGCGGCCAAGGCGGAGCGCGAGAGAGCTGCGGCAGAGAAGCAGAGGCAGAAGGAACTTAATAGTGCAGAGAAGCAGAGGCAGAATGAGTTGAGGAACACAGAGCGACGATACGACTCCCTTGGCAATAAGGTTCGTCAGCTGCGTGCCGAGTTCAGTCGTGGTATTTCTCTTGGAGCCAACACAGATAAGTCGTACGAGGAGATACGTCGTCTTCTCAGCATGATGCGTGTATTGCGTGCTCTTCAGGGAAGTCTTTCCTCGACGGATTGGCGGGAGCATATAGGCAGACTCGGTAATTACGGCGCGGGGCATGATGCAACAATCGCCAACCGTGCCCTGCAAGACCAGAGAGCGATTAACGCGGCGCAAGAAAAGACAAACCGCGAGAAAGAAAAGAGTATTGATTTAGAGCGAAAGCACCAGCAGGAGATTGCAAATTCGGCGGCAAAGGTGCGTAGCGACCTTGTTCGCGCTTTTGAGCAGGCGAAAAACTCCGCCGGTGGTCTTAACTCTACAATGCAGGATTTGAAGTCCCTGGTTATGCAGGGAGGACTTGTTTATGGTATGCAGCAGTTTGCCATGAGTGTGATAAAGACTGGTGGCGAGCTTGAAAAGCAACATATCGCATTACAGAGTATCTTGGGTGATGTACAGAACGCCAACACCATGTTCTCACAAGTTAAACAGCTTGCATTACAGTCGCCGTTTACTTTCTCTGAATTAAACCGAGATGTAAAACAGTTGGCGGCTTACGGAGTAGAGTACGACCAGTTGTATGACACCACAAAGCGACTCGCAGATATGGCATCGGGTCTTGGAGTCAGCTTCGAGCGAATAGCTTTGGCGTTCGGACAGGTACGCTCTCGCGGTTGGCTTGATGGCAAGGAGCTGCGCCAGATTTCCTACGCAGGTATTCCGTTGTTACAGAAACTTTCCGAATACTATTCAAAGCGTGAAGGCCGCAAGGTGTCTACAAGCGAAGTAAAAACCCGCATATCGGGACGCGGCGTTGATTTCGAGGACGTAAAGAACGTCTTTTGGGAAATGACCGATGCGGGAGGTCAGTTCTACAACATGCAGCTTGTGCTTTCAGAAACGCTTCTTGGTAGATTCAATAAACTCAAAGATGCGTGGGAAATTATGCTTTCAGAGTTTGCAAGCGATAGCAACATCGTTGGAAGCAATCTAAAGCATATACTCGACCTTGTTACAAATCTTGTACAGGCGTTGCACACGATGGCACCTGTTGTTGTCGCGGCATTTAGCGGTTTTGCATTGAAAAGACTGCAAACCTCGCTTGGCGGTGGCATCGGTGCTGCGTTATTGTCTGGCAAAGCAAGTATGGCTTCTGATATCCAAAAGAAGGTGTTACTCGGAGAGAAAACAACAGCACAAGAACTCCGTCTGCTTGCTACAAAGAAGCTTATCACATCAGAGGATATAAAAGCACTTTCTTTAGCGAAAGCGATTAAAAAGGTCGACCTCGAAAGAATGTATATAAATGGGCAGATAAGCAGATCTATATACAAAGACGGCATGACAGATTTTGCGGGTACTGGAACCTTTGATTCGCGCCGCAAGCTCGTAGAGGCGAGACAGAATGGTGGATGGTGGAATAAAGCGAAAGCCGCTTTTATTGGATTGCAATTAAGAACGAACGCTTACTTTACAAATCTAAAAATACAATTCGCCACTACAGGTGGTTTTTGGAGAACGTTCGCACTTAAAGGAATGTCTGCATTCGCAATACTCACAGCTGGCGCAAGGACTATGGGAGCGACATTGCTCGCTGCCGTCGGCGGATTGCCTGGTCTGATTATTACTGGCGTTACGATGGGTATATCTTATATGTACACAAAGAGTGCTGATTTAACGAATAGGATTAATCAAACAGCGAACGAAATTGAAGACCGCATAAAACAGCTAAACGACTTTTTGCGCGAAAATGACACCGCAAAGGTATTATCCGGAGGGGATATAAAGGAGGTTGATAACCTAATTGACGCATACAAAGAAAAGCTAAAACAACTTGAGCCTTACAATTACAACAATCTTGTAATGAAGGCTGACGAGAAGCAAAGCCATGAGGAGCGTCTGAAATATCTTGATGAGGAATTAAAGAGGTTGCGTGATGCAGAGATGATTGCTAAGTCCAAAATGGGAAATCGCGATAATTATTCGGACTTTAGCGGGGCGATAACACGGTCAAACAGAAACTATGAAAGACTGGAAAAGACAACCGCCCAAAATATGAGTGACAAGGGCATGGACTTTGCATCTGCGAGAAGCGCGGCATGGAAAGGTTTACAGCCTTATCAGAAGGGCGACATGGTAAATCCGATAAAAAAGGTTATACTTAAACAATTCGGAGATATTTCTAAAGACGAAACTATGCGCCTTGCTGCGATGCAAGCCATGAGCAACATTTTTGCTTCCATGGAAATACCAGAGAGTAGAGCCAACATGATAAGAGCATCGGTCTTACAAGCATTTGGCATTGGAGATAAAGACTCATGGTTACAGGAAGAGGCTAAAAACAAACTTAGCGATTTGCTTGACAGTATTGCTCCGACTATTGCAACAAAAATACGCTCGGGGCAAACTCTCAACGAAGCCGAAAAGGCGAAAGTTGAAGAGTTGATGCAAGATGCAAAAAGAGGGCTTACGGGGCAATACCCGGAATTTGAAAAGGCTTTACAGGCACTGCTTGATGCGTCCAACTTCGAGGCTGTTATAAATCTTGTTTTTAAAGATAGTAAGTTTAATGATGTTCAAAATGAGCTTCTTGGCAATCTTCCAAAAATGCCACTTGGCGTTGGTGACCCAGAAACACAAGCGAAGAAGCAGAAATTTGCGCAATCTTGGGGAAAGGAGGGGTCGTGGACTAAAGCAAGAGAAGCCGCTAACGCTGATGTAGCTGCGAAAAAGAAGGAATACGAAGCTGCAAAAAAAGCAAAATCAAAACGGCAGGATGAATTAAAAAAGGAGTGGCAGCTGGCAGAACAGACCGCAAAGGAATTAAATCTGTTCGACGCAAAGAAAGATAAGAACAAAGGCCCGAAGAAAGACTCCGCTCTTGAGTCGCTTCGTCAGCAGTTTGAAGATTTCAAGGCCGCTCGCCAGTGGTACCAGAAATACATTGGCATAGGAAACACGCAGAGCGAGGCTATAGGAAAGGTTAAGAGCCTATTCCCCAACCTCGACTGGAAGAAGATAGACCTTTCCAAGTATATGGAGAGTCTTGAGGCAATGATGCCTGGCCGCGGCTTCTGGAATACCACCGACCGCAAGAAGTTTCATACGCAAGTCAACCGCGAAAAGGCAGAGTGGCAGTACTCTGAAATCGACAAGGTGGAATGGGAGCGCGTATCTTCAAACTTCAAGGAGGCCCTGGAGAAAGGCGTGAAGCAGGCGAACTTGCAGAAAGAACTGTACGAGAAGACCGGCAGTCTGGACTTCGCCAAGCTCGCCTTTCAGGACGGCGCGGTGTGGGATAAGCAGACAAGAAAGATGGCGGAGGACTTCAAGAAGAACTTCGGTCACGATGTCAACCTCGGAATGACCGAAGCCGACGCGAAGGTTCTGTATAAGGACACGCCTCTCGCTCTTGAGGCTTGGCAGAAGATAACGACCTTGGTAAAGGACAATTATGTCAAGAGCTTGCAGCAGGCTGCGGACATCATCGCACAGACAGCAAGCACGCAGGAGAAGATAGCCGCCATCTACGCCAAGTATGAAACGCCTATTGCACAAGCGGAAGAAGCGGGAAACTATGGTCTTGCTTCTCGTTACACGCGCCAACGGGACAAGGAAGTGAACTCTGCTAAGACGGAAGCCTTCAACAAGAGTAGTGACTATATCACGTTCTTCGGAGCGGTGTCGCAGCTCGGCATGGACAGGGCATCCGAAATCGCTTCGCAGATACGCGAGAACATTAACCAGGCACTTGCTGACGGAACCATTGACGCTCGCGAGTACGGCAAGCAGATACAGCAGCTTGACGAGCAGTTGAACAAACTCTCAAGTGGCAAGAAAAACTTCTTTAATTCTGGTCTTAGTGGTGTCGCCGAACAGAGAGTAAAGAACGCCAACGAGAAAATTACAGCTGGAGCGGCATTGAAGCAGGAGGGCGAGAGAATGCAGCAGGAGGCTAACACGGAGCTAATAGAAGCGTTCTCAAACTTGGATTTTGATGCTGTCGATGAAATCGTTGCTAAAATGCTTGAGGGGAATGAAAAGGAAAAAAAAGGTGACGCGAAACTCAAGCAGGGTCAAAAAGAGGCTAAGGCCGCCAATGAGTTCAAGGAATCTATGGCGAATGTCAGTGCCGCAGCAAGTAAAATCAATGAAAACATCCAAAGCATTGTCGCCACGTTCAATGATATTAAGGACACAGCGAGTGCTCTTGGCGTTGATACAGAAAACGACGGATGGCAAGATGCAACGGCATTCTTTAATTCTCTCGGCGGTGTTTCAAGTTCCATTTCAAATATGGTCACAAGTGCTATGTCTGGCAATGTCGGCGGTGTTCTTCAAGGATTTGTTGGCATCTTCACCTCTCCATTTAAGGCATTTGCTGCGGCGCACGATGCAAAGTTAGAACGCCAAATCAAACTCGCAGAGCGAAATATAACGGAACTTGAGCGCTTGCGCAACGATGTAAAGACGGCGATTGAAAATACCCTTGGCGGTGTCTATTCCTACAAAATGGATGCGGATACACGTAAAAGATTGGGCAACGTTACTAATTCTTACGAAAAAGCAGCAAGAGGAGAGAGTAAAAAGAGCCAATATTCCTCTGATACGTACACTACTGCTAAAAAATCCCTATCCGACCCAGGCAATGCTTACCTCGCTGAGCAGGCTTCCCTCATGGCACAGAAGGATGAAATGCAGAGGCAGTTAAACGCAGAGGAGGGCAAGAAGAAGAAGGACAAGGATAAGATTGCCGACTACAAGCAGCAAATCAAGGAGATGGAAACGACCATTAACAATTTTGCAAAAGACTTTCTCAAGGATGTCTATGGCGTAGACATGAAGGCGTGGGCAAGCCAATTAACCGACGCAGTTGTAAGTGCATGGTCTAAGGGCGAAGATGCCATTGATGCCTATAAGAAGAAGGCAAAAGAACTGGTAAAAGACCTTACCAAAAATATCATCTCTCAGAAGATAATGGAGGCTGCATTGCAGGGCCCGCTTGACAATCTGACTGAAATAATCAAGAAGAAAGGAAAGCTTGAACCAGAAGATGTCGTTAAGGTTGCGGATGACCTGTATAATGGCACCAACAATGCAGCCGAGAACATCACGGCAATCCTCGAACGCTTGAAGAACATGGGACTCGACTTGTCGGAAAATGGCGATGGAAGTGTGACCAACGGCATCAAGAATATCACTGAGGAAACTGCGGATATTCTCGCAAGTTACGTCAATGCCATCCGTCTTGACGTGAGTGTTAATCGTGCGCAGGTCAAGGACATCGGAGAACTATTGAAGATGCGTCTTCCCGAAATGGGTCAGATACAGAAAGCGCAGCTCGGGCAGCTCACGCAGATTGTCATGCTCGCGGAAGCTCGTAACGAGAAGCTCGATCGGATGATGGATTGGATGAACGCGGTGTCTACAAGTGGCAGAAAAAAGCTCTATATTAGCTGACAAAGTGTATATTTATTGTTAAAATCGCGGATAGTTATATATTAATTTGTATAATTATCCGCTTTTTATTATTTTTGGAGAAAATTATGTATATTTATGCAACACTACAATGTCTTTATACAAAAAGAGCAGACTGGAGCGGTGGTAAAAGAAACCGTAGCTGACTTTGATGTGTGGTGCGCCTCTATACCGTTCGACATCGGCATGGAGGTCAAGGAGCCAGTGGTAAGGGATTGGAAGGATGAAAACGGAGAAGACGCATACCTCGGTGACAGCCTTAAATTCGCAGCATACGACAGGACCGTAAAATGGTGCTGCAAGGGTGACAAGTTTTCAGCTAACGCAGTAATAAGAAAATTTCTGAACTACCTCAGCGGACGCGACGGAAGCGGTATGAAGATGAAGATGTACTGCGACTGGACTAAGGTAGGAAGAAGACACATCCGCCTCAAGAAGGTATCCGACGACGCAGACCTGCACCGCGACGACGAGGGAGATGTGGTAACGTTCTCTACAGTGTTGAGAGTTGAAGACCCCGTAACGGAAGTAACATTAATCAAATAGAGATATGGAATGGAAACTTTATCATAAGGACGGCACGCCGCTGCGTGACACCAACGGCAAGGAAATTTCCGTTCATTCGCTGAAATACGACGGCGAGTGGATGGGCGAATGCTCGGTATCTGTATCTATAGAGAATGAGGCTCCAATAGACTTTGAAATTGGTGATTATCTAATATATCGAAATGAACGTTTTGAATTAAACTACGACCCAGGCAAGGCGAAACAAGGCCGTAAAAATGCACTCGGCAATTCGTTCAAGTACCAAGATGTAAAATTCAATTCTTTATCTGACGAACTGACAAGAGCAGAATTTTTAGATGTAGTCTTAAACGATAACGAGCTACATTATACCGCCCTGCCCGTCTTCCAATTCTATGTAGAGTCGTTGGATGACTTACTCGACCGTTTGCAGGCGTGTATGAATGAACAAGTTGGCGGAAACAAATGGCTATTCTATTCGCGCAACTGGAACAGAAGCAATACGAGAGGATGCGATGCAGCAAGATGGGAGAAGATATATGGAGGTGATACGTCAAATCCCGACAACACGGGAGTCTCTGATACCAAAATAACATCAACATCCATTAGTATCGACAAGCAGACGGTGTGGGAAGGCCTTGCGTTGGTAAATTCCCAGTTCGATGTAAACTTCATAACGCGCAACAGAGAAGTGTTTGTTGGTACGTCAGGACTGCCAACACGTAACGTTTTCAAGTACGGAAAGGGCAACGGCTTGTACGAGGTAAATCAAGATGCTGAGGCAGACCAACAAATAGTTACACGTATGAGAGCATACGGTTCTGACAAAAATATTCCTGACAGATACTATGCAACACTAAATATGGAGGTTTGGTCTAAGCCTTCTCGCGTCATACAAAACGAAGTTTATGGTGAAATTTGCAATATAGAATTTTATATCGACGACATACCCATCGAGCGTGCTTCCGTATATTTTACGTATCGAATTGGCGGTGGCCCAGGATACGATACATACTCTGTGAATATCCATGATGGTGGAATGGTTGTTGAAGCCAAGGTCAATGTTGGTGTAGAGCCTTATTACCATAATCACATTAGTTTACAGATATTAGGCGGAAAAGGATATGATATTACAATAGAAGAAGCTAAAGCGTGCTTTGCTGCGATACAAGAAGCAGGTAGAGTGCATTTCGTCAGCGGTGTCAACAAAGAAGCCTTTCCTTCTAATAGGAGGGATTATGCAGCTGGCGCGCATCTGCCAAACAATATGGCGTGCTTTAACCTAATGCTACCTGGTTTTCCTTCTATATCCTTACAAGACTGGTGGAATAACCACCCCGAGAAGCATAAAGAATTAAACCCAACAGGTGCAAAATTGCGCTTTTCTAAGCGTGCAGACCGTCCGTGGATAGAGTCGCCTGCGGCAGACGTTATCGGTGTGCGTCCCGGTAGCGTGTTTTTTGACACCGAAGATGTAAAGGAAAAGACCGTTGAGATATATCCCACTATCAAGGAAATGGAAGTAGACGGTGTGCGTATTGACGAAATTGCAGTTGGTTCAAACATCGAAGATAATGGTGTATTCAAAGAAGGCGCAACAGTTCCTGGGTTTAAACTCACTCTAAAAAAAGAATTAAACTTTGACATTAACGCTCTGAAACAAAGTGACTTTTCTGTTACAATGGTTGACGGAATGTGTGCAGGACGTAAATTCAAGGTGAGTGGCAGTACAAAAGAAAGCGGGCAGTGGGTTTTGACATTGCAGCGCGTTGAGGATATTGGCCTGTATTTTCCGTACAAGGACTTTCAGATTAACGCTGGCGACCATTTCGTATTGTCGGGAATCGAACTGCCTGTACAGTATGTCGAGGCTGCTTCCGAAAAGCTACTGCGCTACGCCATTGCCTGGCTTATAGAAAACGACCACACCAAGCATACCTATGCTCCGAAAATAGATGAAATTTACATGGCCCGCCAACACGACGAGGCCATGGAGGATACCACTGGTACTACAAAGAGTCTACATGATACTATTAAAGAAGGGGATATATTTCAGTTTAGCGACGAGGATTTTGGCATCAGCGCAGACGTTATAATTGATAGTCTCTCCATAACAGAGAAAGAAGGGGCGATACCAACCTACGAAGTATCATTGCGCAATGATAAAGAGGTTGGTGCGCTACAAAAAATACAAAACAAGATAACGGCCATAAGTAATAGCACAGGAGATTTTACGCCCGCACAAGTTAAGGAATACATCCAAAGCGAAGGCTCAAAGTATTTTCTGTCGAAGGTCAAGACAGATGTAGCAGAAAAACTTATCCGCTTTTGGGAAGGTATCGCATTCGGCGAACAAAGCGACAATAACCCTCTCGGCATCTCCTCTGACGGCATCGCAACCCTCAAAGAGATTGTGTCGGCTGCGTTCCGTTCGGGTGCGCTCGGCTCTGGCTTCAAACTTGGCGATTACAACGGAAGTGGTGACAGTTACTTGGAGGTAGACCGACTGCTTGTGCGCAAGGCGGCGGAGTTCGTAAGGCTCGTAATCCGAGAGCTTCAAAGCGTAGGTGGTGAGATTGTTCTGTCGCCTGCTGCTATGAAGATTAGCAATGTGGTCTATTTTGAGAAGTTCACGGTTCTTCCCGAATACGACGGCTCTCCCCTACGTTACGATGTTTACCGCTGTTACTTTTCACAGAAGAAAGGCGACGAGGAGATTGAGAACCAATTTGTGATGGGCGACCTCGTGCGCTGCCAGACGTTCAACGTAAAGGAGGGCGTGAATGAGAACGTGAAGAATAGATACTACTGGCGTAAGGTGTACAAGGTAGGTAAAGATTTCATCGACTTACTTGCTGACGATTGTGATACTGGTAGCGATATTCCGCAGGCAGGTGACGAGCTTGTACAGATGGGCAACGTCTCTGACACAGCTCGCCAGTCGGTCGTTGTTCTATCGGCATACGGAGCGGATGCACCATCATTAAAGATGTACGAAGGCGTAGATAGCTACTCGTTAGAAAACAAGGAGGTCTTTGTCCTATCGCGTTCCGAGATGTTCGCCATAGCCGATAAGTTTAGGTTCGTTACGCGCAAGGCTAATGGCGAGATAGAAAGCACGCAGTCGTTTGCGGAGCTTGTAATGTCTGTGGATGGACTCAAGTCAACGGTCGCCACCAACAAGAGTGACATAACGCAGATGAAATCAGATATAAAGCAGATGCCAAATCAAATACTCTTACAGGTGGGGAAGTATTATCCGACAAAGACGGATGTAACCAAGCAGATAGAGTCGGCCAGCTCGGAGATAACACAGACGGCAACCAATATTGCGATGAAGGTAGGCTACACTCTTGCCGAGCGACGTAACCTGCTCGTCGGCTCGTTGTTCCGCAAGCAAGGCGAGGGTTTCTTTCTTCTGCGCTCTAAGATATATCGCACGTCGGCGCATGAGGGTGCTAATGTGATATTCGCACCAGAAGCTAAAGCAGGCGGTGTGCAATGGGGTGGAGCGGCGAACTCTCACAACATACACGTCACCAAGGGCAAGACGTACACGCTGGCTTTCTGGGCTCGCACGAAGTCAGCAAAAGTGGAAATTGTGGGCGAGGCGATATGGCACAGCTCGGCAACCGACACGTCGCGACCAGGTGGATATACCGGTCCTAACGGCAGTGCGAATTTAGGCGTAGTAACGATAACGCCAAGCAACGGATGGTATCTCTACCAGAAAACCTTTACTGTGGCAGCGAACGCTCCTTATGAGTGGATTTCCGTGGCGTGTCTAAAGGCTAACGCATCTACTGCGAGTCAGCAGGTGTACATCGCCCACCCTATCCTTATAGAGGGTACGGCGGAGGACTTTGTGTGTTGGAGCGCATCGCCTGACGATTACGACTACATCGGGGGCAATCTTCTCAACAACACGCGCACGTTCGCCAAATCCGGCAATCTGATGCGAATGGATGCGTCAGTGGTCACTAACGAGTCGTACAACAACGGATGCTCGGTAATATATGCCAACGCAGCCTCCAAATACATTGAGATGGCGCAATGGAGCGTGAATACCATCATCAAAAAAGATGAGGACTACATACTCTCCTTTATGGCAAAAGGTTCCGGCAGCATCGACGCATACATGTGGAGTGGTTCTAATCTAAGCATATTCGCCGAGGACAGCGAGCGCGATACGACGACACAGAACGTCGATGGAGGTCGACGTTTACCTCTTACGGACGAGTGGAAGCGTTATTGGGTACACTGGCGTTCGGAGGGCACCGGCATACCTAACTATGTCCTTATCCGTTGTCTGCAAGGCAGTAAGGCGTGGGTGACGATGCCGAAGTTGGAGGTGGGTGCAACTCCTACCGATTGGATAGATTCGGCAAACGGCTATGTCGAGGACAGTGGCATTGTAGCAAAGCTACTGCGCACTGGCTTCGACATCGAGAATGGCAAGATAACGGCAACGGCGGATAAGTTCGAGGTGCGTAATAATAGCGGCGAGACAACCGCGAGCGTGAACGAGAAAGGCTTGCTGGAGGTTGGTGCAGGTGTGTTCTCGGGGCTTATCCGCAAAAAAATAACGGAGATTACCCCTGAAAACATAAAGAAGTACGTTATGGACGTGTCGGCACTGGCTCTCGGAAATATCCAGATTGACTTCGAGAAGACCGGCTGCTTTGTGAAGTTTACGGGTAACATAAAGGCGATGACTAAGTCTGATGTTGTTATTGTTCCACCTTTCTACATGCCCAACCATACAAACTGGGGCAAACTGAGCACAAAGACGGTTTACGAGGCTATGGCGTATGTCGGACAGACCATTATTGTTGTCAATGATAGTGATACAGAAATGACTACAATCGGATATACGAGTATGAATTTCGACCATGCCAGCAAATATTTTGGCAGAGGGCAAGGCGCGATGATGACCTGCGTTGTCAATAAAGGTCAGAATAGTTGCACTGTGGTATGGAACGGCAGACAGTTACCGTTTTCAAACCCTACACTTGAAAGCGAGTCCGACCCGACAAGTACTGCTGAAGACCCGACAGCAACAGAAGAAGAACAACCAAAAGAATAAGATATGAAGAAAATAGTTAGAGGCAATGATTTTACGTTGCGCATACCCGTAAAGAAAATAGTCAATGGTGAACAGGTATCGTTCCCGTTGACTGATTGTACCGACATCGCGGTGCATGTCGTTAGTCAGTACAAGCGTACCGCACTCCCCTACACCATCGACAAGGAGTCTAATGATGTGCTTTTGGCTGACGTTGACGGCACAACACTGTCGTTAGACACTTACGCCTTGGAGATTACGGGCAGATTGAAAGGTGCCAACTGGAGAAGTTTTGAGTATGAGCAGTTCGCCATCGTGGACAATAACGCAAGCAGCGATATTACATTGGGTGACGAAGTGATCAGCGGTGCCCTTGTGATACTGCCTCCAGGGGAATCAAGTTTGAAACCTGACATTCCCCCCAAAGTAAAAAAGCGCAAGCAGATAATGATCGGCAAGGCGATAAGATGTAAGTCGTGTGATGTGCTGGATGCAGAGAACTGGTATGTGTTCCCTCGTAACGGAGCTTTTTTGTTGCTACCTTCTGGAATGGATAAAGATGATATGGTCGTGCATTATCGCCCTAATAAAAAAATGAATATGAAACATTAGACAGTTTTGAACTTTTCCAGCATACTGCTGAAGTGGTTAATTTTGATATTTACGATAGTGGATTTTTTAAATGGAAAGTGGAGAAATACTCGGAAGACCCCACAACAGGGAAGTTTGAGGTATGGCTCGTTTACACGCATTGTCCCAACACCATCAAGGGTATGGGTACGAAATATGAGTTTGTGGCAGGACGCAAAGTGTGGAACCGCACTCTTAATATCGGAGATGTAAACAAACACTCTGTAGAGGAACTGTGTAATACAACACGTTTTAGTGTGTATCACAAAAAATCCTACACGAAAAGTAAAAAATATAGGCTCTCATTTGCATTAAAAAACTCGTGTCTTCGCTGGAAGCGTTTGAGCGGTGGTGATACTGTATCAAGACAAGATAAACCGGGGTTGTATAGAATCTCTTTAAAAGACAGTCATTCCGCACGAAAGGTAAGTTTTGATTTTTATTATAGATGCATAGGTAAGGTTTTATATCCAAGAAAGGCATAGATAGTTAAACTAAAACCCGTTTACAAAACGACTACGTCTTGAAAAGATAATATGAGAAACCATCTATGCATGGCAAAGTTACAAAAAAAAACGGACTCGGCAAACAAATATGTGGAAGATTTATTCCATCTGTTAAGAGTTTTTGTGTTAATCAAGTATTTAATTTTGTAAAGAAGATAAAATTATGGAAGTAAAAGTAAGACGAATAGCTAAGAAGGAGACATATACCATCGGCAAGATGTATATAGATGGCGCATACGTCTGCGACACTCTTGAAGACAAGGACAGAGGACTGACATCTAATATGTCAGTTGCGCAGATATGCGGAGTGAAGATTAAAGGCGAAACCGCTATACCTACGGGCAGATACCTCGTAGACATGAAGACGGTATCGCCACGCTTCGGAGGTCGGGCGCAGTACCAGTTCTGCAAGGGCAGACTACCAAGGTTGTGCAATACGCCCGGCTACCAAGGCGTACTTATTCACTGCGGCAACACGGCGAAGGACACGGAGGGCTGCATCCTTGTCGGCGAGAATAAGGAGAGGGGCAAGGTGCTCAACTCAACGGCGACGTTCCGTAAGGTGTACGCGAAGCTGAAGGCTGCGGACGAGAGAGGAGAACAGATCTGGATAACAATCGAGTAAACACAATGGAGATGGCAGGAAATATCACTACAAGTACAGGCAAGGCTTTCGTGGTCGGCACCATGAGCACAGAAGCACTTACCGCATTATTCGATTTACGCTGGATGCTCGTTCTTATTGTCGTTCTCATCGTCGCCGACTTTTGGTTTGGTGTGTCGGAGAGCCTAAAAAAGCATGAGCACTTCCGTTTTTCGAGAGCAGGCAGAAGAACGTGCAACAAGGCGGTGGACTACGTTACATATCTCATACTCGGCTCGGTGCTCGGCTTGGCTATCTTCGAACCGCTCGGCTGGGCGAACCACGTAACAACAGCGGCTATCGGTTTGGGCTTCGGGTGCATCTGGGAGATAGACAGCATCGTAGGACACGTATGTGCACTGCACGGCATCAAAAACACGTTCTCTATCAAGCGGTTTATTATTTCGCTTATTAAGAGCAAGAATAAAGACATCGGCGAAGCGGTGGAGGATGCAGTGGATAACAATAAAAATTAACGGATATGGATATAAGAGAAATTCTGATGCTACTGAACTGCATCATCTTGGGAGCGACAACGCTCTTTATTTTCTACAAGGCAGACAAGCTCGATGCGCTCGATGAGGACTGTGACGAGAACGTGCGCAACAGACAGGGCACAATCGGTTGGTTTTTGGCTTCGGTGTTCGTAGGCGTTCTTGCGCTGCCCGTAATGGTGCTGCGTGAGGTGTATCAATGGAAGCGTTATAAGCTACCGAGTATTGAGTGGGACGATATTTGTCGCTACGGCTTTACTATCATTGTCGGCTCTATGCTGCATCTGGTCCTGCTTGTGGTAACGAGTTGCACAACTCCGAAACCTGTTGTGTTGGAGCGAGTGATTAACAAGACGGACACGTTGTATAAGACCAACTACAAAGCCGATACGTTCCGCGTACATGACTCTATATATGTCGAGAGCTACATGGTAGGAGATACAATATACAAGACAAAGAACGTGTACAAATGGCGTGACAGAGTGAGCGTTAAGACAGACACGATATACAAGTCTATCTTGCGAGCAGACTCTATTCCAGTGCCGGTGCCAGTTGAGCGTAAGGCTACATGGTGGGAGCGGACGCAGATGTTCGCAGGAAAGATAGCGGTCGGAGCGGTGGTACTATGTTTAATCTCGCTGCTGCTTTGGCTGATACACAGAAGAAGATAATATGTTGATTGGTTAGTTATTAGTTTTTTAGTTTAAGGTAAATTGTTTTTAGGAGCCTTGCCCGTCCGTGATGGATAGGCAAGGAGTTTAAATAAACATAAATAAAGACAACAAAACATACAGCTTTGAAAATAAATGACTAACTTGCATCGAATAAAAATAATCAACGTTATGTTAAACTAAATAAAATAAATATGAATAATGACGATAAAAAGCAGTTCCTTGCTCTCATAAAGGGCGAGGATATATCGGAAATCATGTCCTTGTTGGCAGAGTATAGTAATCAATATTCACGCAAGATGTTAAAGCTTTTACGTTGGATCAGCAAGTGGATTCCGGTCTCCATAATGCTAATGCACATGTACGGAATATTCTACTTTAGCCGCAATCCGAAGGAGATGTTCGTGGTGCATAAGGCAAACTGGGCGTGTTACACATTCATATACATCATGGTCTATGTACTGCCGATAGTACTAATTCTCATGTCGCGCTTCTTTTGGCTATGTTGGAAGTATCGCATACCGTTCTTCTACTACTTCGGTGTCAACTCCATACATCTTGTATATTGGAGTTGGTACACGACCAACGAGATGGTAATGGCGCACTTTGCAATCATGGCGTTCACGTTGTTGCTGTATGTCTACGGAGCTATCGACTGGTTTTGCTGTAAATCAAAGCTCGGCAAAAGAATGTTCAGTTAAAACAGGTATGCTATGAGAAAGATTTTCGGATACAAGATGCTCGGCACGTTGTTGCAATCGCTTGCCAATTCGTGCTTTCAGGCGGACGAGCAGCAGCGCAACGGCGAAAAAGTGACGGCTTGCGGTATGAGTGACGATGACATAGAAACACTCTGCCAGGACATACTTCCTAATATGCTCAACCCGATGATGAGCGCAGAGGAAGTGAAGGACAGACTTTGCGTTAGCGATGCAACACTCAATAGAATGGTAAAGCGTGGCGAGATACCGAACGGTGAGTGCAAGAAGCGCGGACACACACGGTACTGGAAGAAGTGGGACATTCTTCACTTTTTAAAACATAAGAGAGGCAAGTAAAGAGGCTTCTCTTTTTTTGTTTCCATTTCTTTCCAATTTTTCAAACATTGGAAAGAACGTTTCGCAATGTGATAGTACCGACTATCACCTTATATATCTGATTATCAGCGTAATATAAAATCTTTGAGCGTGTTATGACATTATCCGTCGTAACTCGCTAACTTTGCGGTGTAACGTTACGAAATAGTGTTTAGTCAACTAAGGTAAAATTTTAAAAAAAAGATTGTATTATGTCTGAGTCAAAAACTTATGTATTCGGCAATGAAGGTAGCGGACAGGGTGGCATGATGAGTTTGCTCGCTCCTCTGCTTCAACAGAGAGGTCTTGACCCTAATCTTCTCCTTGCCATGAACAAGAACGGCAATGGTTGGGGCGACGGCTTCATGTGGGTAATTTTCCTATTCTTCCTCATGGGTTGGGGCGGTAATGGTTGGGGTGGTTTCGGCAATGGTCGCGCAGGCGGTATTGCTAATGAAATCAACAACAACTACGGTCGCTCGCTCCTCATGGATGCCATCGGTGGAAACAGAAACGCTCTAAGCAACCTTGCTACACAGCTTAACTGCACCGAAGGTCAGATACAGGCGGCTATCTCGGCTCTTACCTCGCAGGTTCAGGGTGTGGGCAATCAGGTCGGCATGAGCGGTATGCAAGTTATCAACGCTCTCCAGCAAGGCAACATGCAGATTGCACAGCAGCTCGCTTCTTGTTGCTGCGAGAACAGACTTGCCACATGCCAGCAGACCAACACCTTGCAGAACGCCATCAACGGCGTTGCGACAAATCAGGAACGCGGTTTCTCAAGTCTTGCCTTTGAGACACAGAGACAGACCTGCGACTTGCATAACGCCATCAAGGACAGCACGCAGACTATCGTCAACGGTCAGAAGCAAGCCGAAATGCGTGAAATGCAGAACAAGATTGACGCTCTGCGCGAGGAGAACTCAACGTTCAAGTCGTCGGCTATGACAAGTCAGATTGTAGGTCAGGCGGTCGCTCCTATCAATGCGGTGTTGGCAGGCTTGCAGCAGGAGGTTGCAGGTATCAAGTGTAAGATGCCCGAGACGGCGACTGTACCTTACCAGCCGTTCGTTGCTGTCCCGAACTGCGTAGCAGCACAATACGGACTTTACGGAGTCAACGGAGCTAACGGCTTTTGGGGCTAACCATCTAACTGGAGGAACGACTATGATTTGGGGTTATCCTTTTTCATGGGTCAACAGAAGAGGGTCGGCAGCTATCGGTTCTACCGGTGTGTCAGTAGGCGCAAACGGTGTGGTATTCTCATTCAGGAACCACGCCTTCTTGAACGCCAATTACAGAGGTACGGTATTCGTAAATCTGCGACAGGCGATACCGACGGGCACAACGACCACGCTGCCGATACTCTTTGAGACCAACGGCGTAACGCAGGCTGTCACCAAGTTCGGAGGTGCGGCTCTTACGGTTGCCGACGTAGCCGGAACTGGCGTATATCAGCTCTGGTTCGAGAGAGATACTAACACCCTTCAGCTAATGACGGGTATTGTTTAACAACTAAATTGCGAATTGTATGTTCAGTGGACTAAGAACAAACAGCATATTCTATGTGCTTGAGAAAGGTGAAGAGCCGACATTGAAAATAGGACAGGTGGTAAGCGTAAGTAATCCGCAGCCGAAGTTCCCTACCTATCAACCAGGGCAGTTTTCAACGCAGCCTATGGAAACGGTTGTGGATGTGAAAGTAAAGCTACCCGACGGCGAAGCAGAGTTCAAGCAACTGCCTTCAAACGGACAGATTGCCAACTCAGGCGACGTGGTAGTAAGCGAAAGTCGCGAAGCGATGATTGCCGAAGTAGAAGCGATGTTACGACACTCGCAGGAGGTGCTTGCAAGCAAGGACTATCACGAAAAGGTGGTGTGCAACTGCGAGAAGATAATGTGTGTTCTCAATCCTCAGATAGCCAAAGACAAGGAGCAGGAGCAGAAAATATCTCAGCTCGAAAGCAAGGTCTGCGGCATGGAGGGTACTTTATCAAACATAGAAAGCATGTTGCAAAAGGCACTGAAAAAGTCAAACAGCAATAACTAAAATGCTTGAGCTATGTATATGATTGAAATCACAGAGAACAAGATGGGTGAGCTTGTTGAGAACGTTGAGAAATGCTTGCGCTATGGCGGCAAGGCAATGGCGTGTCTTGACAGCTTGCAGCGTGGCGAAGGTCGATACGGTGAGCGTTCACCTATGCCCGATTATCGCGATGATTGGCGATACGAGAACGAACGCCGTGAGCGCGATATGTACGATGATGACGATGACGGTCGCTACGGAGAACGACGCGGCGGTTATCGCGGTCGCAGACGCTACTAAGTAATTAACCTGACTGGTGGGGAGGTTCGCTTCCCTGCCAGTCCCTTAAAACCTAAATATTATGGGAAGATGTAAGATGCCTTTGGATATGTACGACTTGAAGCCCGAAGGAATGATAGCATATCTAAGATACAACGGCTATCACTTCAACAAGAAGATGTGCGAGTGGGCTGTCAAGCAAATGCGAATGATTAGTCCAACTACAGGCAAGGAAGAACGTTTGGAGATGCTGTCAAAAGAAAAGATCGAGGAGATGTTGCAAACGAATGGCTTGCAGCTTGAAAACCTCGTCGGCTACGACCATGTATATGTAGCCAATATGTGCAAGGCAGACTTCTGGGGCAAGTCAATAAAGGACGAGCAACAAATGGCGCAGTATGTAAAAGATATGGTTGATGATACAGACCAGAAGGACGGCTTCATCTTCAACCGCTTTTATGCCGACTGCTGCCACAACGGTATGCCTATACCTTGGGAGGACTTGTTATGATTAGGCGTGATATAAGGCTCGACAAGTACGACTGGGATGTGCGTTGCTTCATTGGATATGACAGCGGCGACGCGGTGCATCTCTGTAACGAGCTTATGACTATTGGGTGTGGCAGCGAAGCGACAAGCAAAGCCTACCGTCACTTCATAGGCGGTGGCGAAAGCAGAGGACTCACCTACTCCAACGTTAAGGACAAGGTAAGTGTGGTTACTATCGGGCACTCCGAAGAAGAAAGCGAGATGGTGAATACAATCGGTCACGAACTGCTGCACGTTACGGCGCACATCTGTGAGGCGTACGATATTGATATGAGCGGTGAGCAGGCTTGCTATATCATGGGAGAACTATGTGAACGGATATTCAAGAAACTAACATAAATTTAGCGATATGAAAACAATACAGACAAATACGCTTGCCGAAAAGCTGTTTTGGTTTTACAGAATCGGCATAAGAGCGATACCTATACTCCTTATGGTTTTACACTGGTTCGGCGTGTATTGGTTTCACCATAACACTGCGTCAATGGGTTTAGATCTGAACGAGAACGCCGTTTTGGTTGCGTCAGTATATGTACTTGCTTATGTCGTACTGCCAGCCGTTTTACTGCCGGCAAGTTTTCTTTTCAAATTCGGTTGGGTGTGGCGAATACCGTTCCTGTATCTTGCAGGAGTTATTCTGATAAGGCTTGGGCACGGCACGCTGTGTATTTCCGAAGCAACAAAGATTGCGGACTACACGCTGATTATTCTTACGATGCTGCTGTATGGTCGGGCATTTACGTTGCAAGACAAATAACAAAAAACCGCGCACGGACAGCAAGATTTTACTCCTGCTGTCCGTGCGCGGTTGGTATTAACCTATTCTCCGTAATCCTCTGGTTTATATTCGGGGTTCACCTGCAACGCATACTCTCCTGCGCGGTCGTAGATGCTCTCGTTCGAGATCTTCATTACGATATTCTTTGCTGCCTGAACACTGTCCGCATCATCGTTGATGTTAATGTCGGGCATTCCTGGTACCGAGTTTATGACGGATTGCATGGCATTGTTCCAATTTTGTTGCAACTCCAGTGCGTTGCCATCACTGAACATCGGTCGCAAGTCCTTGCCGATTTTCTTTTGGATGTTATCAAACAAGTTCTTAAATAGGTTTACCGCAATATCTATCAGCACCATTGCCGTCTCCATACGGGAGATTATCTTGCTTTTCGGCACCTTATTCTTCAAGAAGTAGTTGTCGATGCAGTAATAGAGTGTTGTGACGAGCGGTTTCAGTTCCGCTTCCGACGCATCGGATAGGTCAAGCCAAAGCTGATAGCGGTCGGCGAGGACAAAGCGCATCTTCGCATCCCATGTGTTGTATGCAGCAAGAGCCTTGTTGATGCTTTGCTTTGTCTGCTGACGGTATAGTTTTTTGTCCTCTTTAATCGCGTTGTAAGCGTCTATCATCGCTGTTTGGGCAATGTTGTATGCAGAACCCATTGTGATGTAATACAGCGAACAATAGCGGTCAATGCTCTTTAGTATTTCCTCTTTCTGCTTTACACTTGGCGCGATAATATACGCCCTTCTCGGAGTGCGGCTTATTAACTGACTTGTGCTCATGCTTATATTGCGTTTAAAATTTGCAAATCGTGCGCTTCACCTATCACGCCTACGACGGGTATTCCGCAAGCGTCCGCCACGCGACGTTCCGTTTCACAGCCTTTTGAGCAACGCCATCGGTTCGGTACAACAATGCCGTCGCAGCCGAGGAGCAGGCGTAAGTCCTCTTTCATGTGCTCCGTGTACGGCGCAGAGTCGGATAAAGGTTTACTCATGGGATTGACTGCCTTGTAGCCGAGAATTGTCAGTTCTTTCTCAATCTGAGCGAAGAACTTGTGTCGCTCGTTGAGGTTATAGCCGGTAATCGGTGATGATATGTATATTTTCTTTTTGGTCATTTTGTTTATCAGATTAAAATACCACTTCTTTGTAGCTTGATGTCGGCTTCTTGCCGGACAGGATTGCATTGCCGCAAGTAATCAGTCCGTTATCCTCGTCATACGACGGAACGAACACGATTACATCAAATCCGTTTGCTTTCAAATCTTCTTCCACTTTCTTGTACGGCACAAACGAGTCGTAACCTCCGCTTGTCTGAATATGGTTGGCTTCGCAGCTGTTTGTTCGGTGGAGCGGTGTAATCTTACACATGAACTTGCGTGGGTCAAACATCGAAGCAAGTACCTTGCCGTCAATAATGGAGTCGTCGGCAAGCGCGAAGTTAAGGGTGTACTTGCGACCGTGCGGAGTTTCAAGTGTGTCGGCAAGTTCTGCAATATCTCTCAATGGCAAGGCGTTACCCGAGAACAGATATTCTCGCTGTGCGTCGTCGGTAGAGTTTATAGAGAACTGCAAGCCTGCGTTTCCGTTGTAGTCGGTATTCTTAACTCTAACCCATTTGTGGATAAAATCATACAAGTTACAATTATGCTTCGGGAGCATTGTGCTTACTACAGGATGCACAAGCGAATTTCCGATGTAAGGAATAATATCCTCACGCAAGAAGAAACGTGCGTGCTCGATTACAGCCTCGTTCCATGTCGGCTCGCCCATACGTGCATAGTGTACATTGAGGCGTTTGGTGTGATTAACCTCCAGGTGCATACCTAATGCCGTTGTTATCTCGTGGCGCAGGTCGTTCAGTGTTACGTTGCGTCCCGGTCCGACTTTCGGCACGTCGCAGAACTTGCAGTTCATTGAGCAGCCGTACTGGGTAGAGATTGTTATTACCCATTTTTCGGTTAGTGGCATCGGCGTTCCGTTCGGCACTCCATTCAGCTCTCTTGTTATGCCGAGGAAGTCGGCTTTGATGTTTGCGTCTTTTCCGTAGTCGGCTACTGTTAGAAACTCCAACACGCCTTTGTCTCCTTTTGCGGTGTAGATTTCACCTGTAGGAACTTTGATTTCTTTGAGTATTTTCATTGTTATTTGATTTTATGTGATGTTTTACTTTTTTGCTGCGCCAATTCTTATGTGCACGTATCGAGTTTTCAATTCCTTTTTACGATACCACCTGCGTACCTCGTATGCAACAAACACGCCACACATTTTGGGGTATTGACGCGGTTCTGTTTCGATTGATGTACTTATCTTTTTAAACTTTACTTTAGTGCAGAAAGGATGCGTCCGAAACATGATTTTGTAACGCTTCTTTATTTTTCTAATCTTCATTTTTCTTCTTTTAATAGTCCAAACAGCCTTCTTCCATTGTCGGCATGATACGGAAACCGCCGTTCTCAGCATCATCAATAAGTTCTTCTGACGCATGAAACGAGTTGAACATTTTGGCGTTGTGATACTTCAAGCATAGATTTATGCGAACCTCTTTTTCGTATTCGTATTCGTACCCTGTCAGCGGATTGACCCCTGTCCTTGTAATAGTCGTAGTTTGCTCCGTTTCTTTGTACCACTTGCACGAATAGCAAGCAGCGATATTGCAAGGAGATTTGTTGCAATACTTTTCCTCATGTTTTATGCAACGTCTTTCCGTAAGAAACAGCTTTCCGCAGTGCGAACAGCGGTATGCGTTTACTCTAATCATTCTCCACCTCCTTCTTAATTGCTTCGAGCTGTTGTATGATGTTGTCTATCGTCTTGCCACTGTAATCAGCGGCAATTTCTTTCAGCACGGCAATCTGTGCCGTCAGTCTGATGTAATCTGCCTGTTTCATTGTTGTATCAATTTTATATAATAATCCGAACGCTATTAATTCGCTTACAGCTAATATAACACCATAAGCGGTGTTTAAAAGAATTACTATTATAGTAAGCGCAACCAAAAGTAAAGCTACTACTATCCATTTGTATTTTGGCATATTCCTTTTTGTTTATGTTCCTTGTTCCATTCGTTTACGAAATCTGCAAGGCTTCTGACGATACCCATGAAAACGCCAAAACTTATAGAGTCTGTCGTTGTCGGGTTTGTAATTATGACGCGACTCTCATCGTCATACACCCAGACTCTAAATGTTATCTTTACGTCTTGCATATTAGCCTCCTTTCTGGTCGTCGTGAATATTGCCAATAACCTCATGGTCGTAACGACGCAGCATCTCGCCTAAAGGTTTGACACCTGGTAGTTTGGCGCAATCTTCCTGCAAGAAAAATCCGCCTAAACTCTCTACCCAAACTACGGCACAAAAAGCTGGACCAATATTCAGAACATCACCCTCGTATATCTCCTTGCCGTTTTTGTCTACACTGCCAGTAAACTGACAGACGGTATCGGGGTTTACCTTATAGGGAATGTTTCTATTCAACATACTTTCCTTTTGGCAATCCTCGATAATGTATGTATTACCACTCTCCTGATAGAGGCATCCACAAGTCCACTCGCCGTTATCGAGACGCTTGCCTTTGAATTTAATCTCTCTCATATCTATTTCTTGTTTATTTCGTCCAATCTATCGACTATCCAATTAATGCCGATTGATGAAATTGCGAGAAATACCCAAATGTCATTTTTAAAAATTCGAATCCTATCAAACGTAGTAATACCACCGTCCATAATGATAAAGTCATGGTTGCGGCGACTTTTCCGAGTTTTTCATACATAGACTGCTATTCCTCCTTTACTCCGAACGGCGCACCGTCGACAAATGTAACACCCTCAAAAAGGTCTAATGAACTCCATTCGAAATTACCGCTTGCTTCGATTTCCGATTCTTGAAAGGATATAGTATTTGCAAACAGGTTATTTATGTGTCTATACTGGCTGTGCTCACGAGTACACACCCACCCAAACGGCTCATGTTTCAGCATCTCCTGCCAGCACTCGTCTGCATCCTTAAACGGGCGGTACTTGGGTTCGGGTTTGATGCGGTAGCGATAACTTATGTCAAATATGAAATCTTTGTATAAGTCCGTCCAACCGTCTCTTCCAAATAGTTGTATTGTTCTCCCTTCAGCAAATGCCTGTATTATAGGCAGTAATTCTTTTGCTTCTTCTCTTGTCATAATTATTTATAGTTTAATTGTATTATTATACTTTTGTTAATTCTCTATAAACAGCGTGCTCAATTTGCGAGTGTTCGCCATTCTTCTTGGGGTAGCTAACCAAGAAATACCTTACTATAAGGTAGTGAAACGAATATTGCTAACCCAACAGGCTTTTTCGTTACAATCTACCTTGTCGTTAATTTGTATCGGATACTCTTCAAGGTATTGCTTTTTTAGTTCATACTTCTGACGTGCAATCTCTATTTCTTTTTTATTGAGAGCACGCATCTGTTTTTCAAAATCTTTTTCTGTCATATTAATTCTCCAGTTCTATATTATGTTCATCTGCGAAACTATCTTCTGCATCCTCGCAATAACGACCTTCACAAAGTGTCTCAGGGAATGCTCTGTTAGTAAAATACTCTCGGCAGCATAACTCGCATATTTCATCTCCATAATTATTTATCAACTCTTCTCTGGTCATTATTCACCCTCCTTTCTGATTAAATAATCGTACATAGGCTTGCGACTTCTACGATATTTATTACATATCTTTTCTGCCTCTTCCTCTGTATTACAAATTGCAACAACTCCATCGGGATACGTGTCCCAATATCTAATAACTTTAAATTTTGTCATATTAACCCTCCAATTCTTTTATAGCTTGCTCGCATCTTTGTATATTCAAATCCATATATGCCATAAAGTGCTCGTCCGTGACAATACACATGCCCTTTACAAGAAAGAGACTATCCTTAATCTCTTTTATTAAATCAATAGCTTTTGCTTTATTTATTTTGTTGAACTTACTAACTGAAGACTTTAAATTTGACTTACTTAGTTTCCTCTTCAATGCCCGGCGTTCAGCACGGGACATGCCATCTTTATTGATGGAGAATGCTTCCTCCATTTCAGAGATGTTTGTTTTTTTTTGACGCTCGTATTCTTCGAGGAAAGGAATAAGATGCGATGGAATTTGTTCGTCCATATTATCTGCTTACATATTTATAGGTATCTATTTCTGTTTTGTAATCCATATTACAACTCTCATCTTTTATCCAAATTAGATGATGATAGTTAGTAATTTGTAATACGCTCTGCGTACATTATTTTTCGCATAAGGCGGTCTATTTCTTTATCTAATGCTATATGGTCTATTGATATACCAATATTGTTATTTGCTAATTATAATGACTTTTTATTTGTTATTACAATAATCTACTAATTTGAAAAGTTTATCAATATGCCTTTCAAAAATAACATGAAGACAATAAGTTTTACCAACTAGTATGTATCTAAATATATTAACTATAGTCCCACATACAATGAATGGTAAACTAAAACAAATAAAATAGATAGGTACTATAAAACATAGTATTACTACCAATAATCTATATAGTATTTTCATGATTTTTAAAATTCTTATAATTAATTTCTTTAGCAACCACCTTGTTCACAACCTCTATCCTTTGGAAGATTTCTCAACCACCAATCATCATTACCATTTGAACCTTGATAAGATGCTGCTTCTTTACGAGCATCAATAAACTCTCTTCTTTCAGCTTCTCTAAAACCTGCATATTCGTCTGCCATATTACTATTGTTTTTTTTAAATTATTTATCTGTTTTTATCTTGTTTTCCAACTCTGCTTCAAGCGTCTCTACTCTTTTTTTGTAATATTCAATTTTATCAAGAAGAGTTTTGCACTGCTCTCTATACTTATTCAAGCGAAAGACCGGATACAAAAGGGTATCCAAAATCCTATCCCAAACATTGAGATATCGGTTTATAATTATCTCGTCTGTAAAACCCTTAAATAGTACGTACGGCACAAAGCACACGTACATTATAGGCATGAGCATCGCAACTAATATTACAGTAATGATTTTCGTGAACATATTAAAATAATGCTAAGTTCTTACTTATTATTTCTCCCCACTGTCACTGGGGAGAGGACTTGTTAATTACTTGGTCATCATAATCTGCGGCACGTTTCCATAAACGGGAAGCTTACCATCCCACTTCTCAATCCACATCTTTTTGAGAATTGCTGGAGTAAGTGTTGCGGATTTAAGTTCATTAGCCTCTCGTTCGGCACGTGCCTGTACAAGCATCTTTTCTGCTTCAGCCTTCTTTACAGCCACTTCGTTGAGTGCTCGCTGTGCCTCCTGAATAGCTTTGTTCTTCTGGTTGACGGCTTCAACGATGGAGTTTGGATATTTGAGACCAGACGTAAGCTGTTCAAGCTGGAAGTGCTCTTTGGCAAGTGCCTTACTAAGCTGTGATTCAATAGCACGCTCTACCATATCACGGTTGCTGACAATCTGATCGGTAGTGTACTTGTTGAGCTGAATACGGAACGCATCTTTGACATAGTTGAATAATGTACCATTTATGATGTCGTTCAGTTCCTTGCGGTACTTCTTGAACACTTTCGGCGCATTGCCGTCGATCATCTTGAGAGATACCGTCGGATCAACGGTAAACTCAGAACCGTCCTTGGCTTTTTGATGGTAAAAGCAGGATAGTCGATTGTCTGTACGAATGTCGGGTACTCATAGACCTCTTCTGTAAATGGATTGTACCACACACGACCGGTAACGAGACTTACGTCATCAACGCCCTTGTCTGAACCGTAAAGGTTGACGAGAATACCTTCAGAACCAGCGTCGATACGCTCGCTACAAGAGGTTAAACACAATGCTGTCATAAGCAGCACAAACATACACATTGATTTAATTTTACTCATTGTTTTTATAATTTTTAAAAGTGAAACAATTCGTTGCAAAGGACAAAAGCGTCCAAAATAAAAGGATTGCTACGCTAATCAGATTTGTTGCTGTATCTGCCTTGCTTACGCCTCTCAGCGCAACGCTGACAACAATGAGCGTTATAACAACCCACGCCACAAAAGCGGTGATTTTCCATTTATATGTTTTCATTTTCGTTTATTTATAAGTGTCATCTACTCAGTTACCAACTCCCAGTCCTCTGCAAATACATCACTCGAAGACGGAACCCAAGAGTCGGCACGTCCGTCTGGGTGCACTATAAGCATCTGATTGGTGTAAGTGATGTGTGGCTCAGCACGTGCCATAATGATGTCCTTGGCTGACTGAGGAAGTGACTGCATGTTGGGGATGATATCGGCTGAAATACGGGCAGGTACTTGCTTAACAACAAATAAACCTTTACCCTTCCAACCAGTTCTGCGGACAGCCATACCTGCTTTAAGGTAAAGTACTGCCGTGCCGAATGTAAAATTGGATTGCTTAAAATTCATCTTATTTGCCTTTATAAATCTGTCTGCCAAGACAAGGTAATATTGCCCCATCAACCCTCTTTGCACAGTCAACAAAGCACGAGAAAGTGTGTCTAAAGCACTGAACTCATCCAAAGAAAGAAAGTTATCGCATTTACACATGCGCTTTTCAAGGTCTTCGAGTTCAAGAACCATTCTGTTGACGAACGTTTCGGACGGCTTGTAAGCCTTCTCGAACACATCTGCCGGACTCCAAGACTGGTAGCCGTCTTCATACTCAACAAGGTATCCAGCCTTATCCGTTTCACACTCTGACGGTCTTACGCCGTTCTTCAAGAGCTTGCGCTCGTAGGCTTCACCCATTGTCATAGGCATAGCCTTCACTGTCTTAGTTCCAGTGTACTGTTTCATTTCTTTGTTCATAGTTATGTTTGTTATATTGTTAATGTTTTCTTTTGTTCTCCTTTGCAAGTCTTCTCTCGTATGCTCTACGCTGTTGACGTGTCATACCGTCCTTTTTGGTTTCGTAAAACTCTAAAGCTTCACGGCATCTTTTTGATTCTTCCGTCTGCTGTTCTGGATGCTCCTTTAAAAGTTCTTGAAATTTCTCGAACTGCTCCTTTGAAATAATATGCTGCTCTGTGTATTCGTTGCGGAGCTGCTTTACTCTTTCCATATCCATAGCTTGCTATTTTACAAGTTCAAAATCGTAAACGAAAACCCAAGGGTTGTTCTCCCATGTGCCCTTGCCGCTGATTTTGTCTATCAGGGCAGCGTAGGCTTCGCGTGGAGTAGAGAAAGAATAAAAGTCTGTCATAGCGTAATTTTGACAAGTATAACAATACTCTTTTTTAAAACGAACATACTCTTTTCCAAAACGGACGATGCCTTCCTCCATGCAATCTTCCTCGCTGATGTCTTGCAGACGTTCTACACGAATATTAGTGATGCGGATGCGGTGCGGCATAAGGTCTGCCTTGACAAACATCTTGTTATTCCAACCTGGCAGTTGTGCAAGCTCTTGTCCGTGTGTGTCTGCGATGTCGCTGTACCTCTGCGCGATTGCGACCTCCTCGCCTATTTTATAGTGGGCGGTTTCAAACTCATTGTTGCAAAGCGTAAGCAGAGCCTGTCCATTGTCGAGCTTTTTGAGTTGAAAATCTTTATCATCAAAAATAATAAACCCATTTGGCATATAGGCTATTCGTCTTGTCTGCGTCTTTCTGCCTTCAAGTACGGCTTGTGTTAAGCCGCACCTGTCGTTGAACATTATCTTTTTCATACCCTATATTTTCGTTAAGACATTATTACTTAGTCTTCTGCTTCCTAATATTCTCCCTTTCCTGCTGCATCTTTTTCAAGCGAATAGCCAATCCATTGTCGGTGCCATACTGCTTGAAGAGTAGATGCGACTTATACTTCTCTGCACAAACGTAAAGAAGGAGTACGATAACGTTAAACACTACAACCAAGAGAATGGGCAGCATAACTAACCACCACGACCAACTGATTGCTCCGCAGAGTTTCATTACGATGAAGGCTACCTGAAGCGATGCCATCATAAAATCAATAATACCAAATTTCATATCTCGTTTATACTTTTAGTTCTGCGTTCAGCCCCAGTGCCCAAAGGATATGCTGGAGTTCGTGCACGTACTTGATTTCTCTTAACTTTTTTCCGTCGAGGTAGGCGACAAACTTATTTTCCTCGACCTCGTACACGATATTGATGCCGAGGTCGTAATGATAGTAGTCATACCATTCCGAGGTGCCATCCTTTTGATGCTGCTCCTCCTTAAATCCGTTCTTTTCAAGAAATTCAGACGTGAGAGGGATGCCTTCGATATTGCAGCACCAAGCTCCCCAAGGTCCGTCGTCGTCATCGTAGGTAGCGATTAGACCGACGACACCTACTTTGTCTTTATAGACTTTATCGGGACGTATATCGTTAACAACGCACATTGTGCCTTTCGGAAATGCGCAATCGCGGTTTGTTCTTACAAGGTCGCCTATTCTTAGGTCTTCTGGTTTAATCATTCTTTTGAGTATTTAATGCGATTCGTAGATAAACTGAGAAAAACAGCCAGACAAAACCTACTGTTACTCTATCATCATGGCGTGATGCGCCGATAGCCGGCAGTGCAAAAAACTGCCAATGTTTTTTGTTAGCAAAGCAAAAAGCTTTACACTCGCGGTATTTAGCTTTAGTCATTTTCCTGTGCATTCTTTTGTAAATACTACTCTTCCATCTTTTTTGTCATAAGGGCAATTAAACACCTGAGGGCAAAGACCGCAGCTTATAATGTACCTTACATCACATTTTCTTCTTGAGTTATAGCTCATTTCTTTCTTCTTTTATTTGAGTTTTGAAGTGCTTGACCGAAATCCTTTGGGGAGGCTACTTCTTTTATGCTGATTCCGTGTATTGGCAGCGGATAATAAACCTCATATCTCATTTCTCGCCTCCTTTCGGCAATATATAATTCTTTGGCATCTTCATAAAATTATCCAAACCCAAACCGAATAGCAGATGTTGGAGTTCGTGAACATACCGTATTTTCATGTTAAAAATATCGGTGCGATAGTCGTTGTCCACAGGGTATATCGCTACTCCATGCTTGGCAAATTCTTCGTGTTCGTCACTCCTTTTCCATCCGTTGCATATTAGTACTTCAACAGTTAAAGAGATAGGCTCCACTTCACTGTGGTCTGCAAGGTACCAGTTACATTCGCCGAGATAAATTAAAAGGTTGTCCTCTCTCACTTCTGTAATTTGCGCGACTATTGGTGAGGCTACTCCTATATATCTCACCCAATCACCGGCTATATATCTCTGTTCCATATACTTGATATTTATTTGTTAGGTAACAAGTCCTCTATGTAACACCATGTAATAGGTGTCACAGCACGTCCACAAAAGCACTCCCATTGAAACTTTCTATCAGGATCAACATCACTGTAGTTTATATCTTCGGTAGTATTAATTATGATATAATCTCCTGACCTTTTGCAATTATACCATCCCTTTACAAGAATTATCCTTCCATCTTCTGGAATTTCATCTTCCGTGTGCCAAAGAGCTTTCTTAAACCATTCAACACCTGCGGCAAAAGCATTTCTTGCGGCGAAGTTTGCAACCGCATCCAATGCGGGATTGTATGTCAACGTTGCTGCCTTTCGTATGTCTTTTTCGTCAATCATAATAGTTTCGTTTTAAAGTTATCGTAAATTTCCAAGTCGTTCCACCATTCTTCTCTACCGAGTTCTACGTGCCTGTTTTCGGGTGCCTTGTGCTTCGCAACTGCCTTTATCCACTCGTCGGGAACAAACGCATTGAACGATTGCAAACCGCTATTTTTCTTCGTCTTGCCGACTACCTTGCCGTCAATGTAGAGGTAAAGCGAATGATATTCGCCTTCAAAGCGGTAGCAGAGAGCTTGGAGCTGCTTGTGCTCTATCTCGTTGTGAAATGTCACCATGTAGCGGTTTCCTCTGTGCAAAGCAGCGAGCGCGTGCATAAAATCCTCGTAGCCGAAATGCGTGTTCTTCTTACCGTTCAGCTCGTAGAAGTAGCATTCGAAGATGTCGCGGCGCATATAGAACCAAAGAAAGTCCATATCGTCGTCTGACATCTGTGGAATTGATTTATATACAATCTTCTGCCAGACGTGCTGCCGGAGGTGCGAACCTCTTGCGAAACCCTCAACCGCATTGAGGAAGTCGTGCACATTTAAAGAAAGATTTATCATACTTGGAATTTTTCTCTTATTTTCTGATATTGCTTGGCAAATGTCTTTTCCGTTACCCATGCGCTGTATCGTGTGCGGTAGTAACGCTTAGGCTTGCCTGAAACAAGCCCTGTTGCGTCACGAGGAGTATTCACGCTCATGTATATCTTTGGCACGATGTCCGTTGACACATACGATGTGATATACTCATCCGCAAAAGCGATATGCCCTGTCTCGCGGAACTTGACATCTGCAAGCGAGAAGTCTTTTGCCATGTTAGCGTTATGTTGTGCCTAACAGATGTTGATTGCCCTCGTAAGGGATGCAGTACTTGTAGACACTTGATAAACAGACATAAGGGCATTGCTTATTGAATGTGTTGTAGTGAGAGAAGAGTTCACAACGCCATACGCTATCTTCGTTGCATCTTACTAACACCTTGTCGAACGGCTTAAACGAACACATGGGTTTAGAGACCTTAACAGGATCGACTTGCAACGTTTCGGGGTTGTACTTGCCGCCGTAATGCTTCTCTGCTGCTGCGATAAACAATGTTTTTTGTTCATCATTTGCCTTTACGAAACATTCTGTGTCGCACACTTCCTCTTCGCCAAAGGTGTGGTCTTTGTAGTAGTTGATTGTGGTGTTAAACTCTGTGTAATCATCATTTGCCCAGCCGTCGAAGACTGCTATCATTTCGTTGTGAGGGTTGCGTACTACGTCGCCATGCTTAAAGAACTTAGACCAGTCTCGCATTTCACAAGAAGGGAGGAGCATTACTTCTGCGTCTTCAATGTCGTCGTAATAAAAGCCGTTTTCTGTAAAACTTCCAAAGGGAGAGAGCGGGACTTTTGATAACACCTTAATAGGGAAGGTGTTATCAGATACTACTTCTTTAAATTTCACCTCACCAAGCAGCGGTGAGTATAGCTTTGTGCCTTTTGGCATATCGCGGAGTATTTCCGCAATGTTAATTTTGTTCTCCATTTTTTTCTCCGTTTTCTCTGTGTTATACTTCATTTTGTAAACCTGTATTATTTCTTCCTGCACGCTTGCGGCTATTAGCGCCTCTCGATATTCCTTAATTAGTTTTGCGTATATCGAACTTCTGCCGAGAAAGTACCATGTTCCCGCAAAAAAGGCGGTATTAATGAGTGTTAATACTATTCCTATCATAATTCGACTTTAAATATTGTTAATGTTGTAAATAGTTGTTGCTATCGGATGAAGACTCATACTACCAAGGCTTGCGTCACTGTTAGTGTCATCCTTGAAGCTGTATGTGATTGTGCCACCGAAGCGCATCATCGTGACCTCAATATCCTTACCTCTGTAACTATAGTTGAGTCTCGTAACGTCTCTTTTAAGACGATCGAGTAACTTTTCTGGAGTAAAATCCTCTCCAAAAACAAACTCGGCGTTTTTGAAGAACTCCAACCTGTATGCAAGTGCTTTCGTCTTTTTGTTATGAACGCTACATCTCGGATGTTCGCAGTAAAATCTTTCTTCTGTCATATTATTGTATTATTAGTTTCTTAGTATGTGCGCCTTTACCACCTTGTGGGCAGCTCGTGGCTGCGCCTTGTTAAACTCTTCCACAAACCAACGTTCGTACTCGTCGTGGAAACGTGGTCTGTGTTGTTTCTTGCCTTGGAGAGGATAAATATCTGCGATAAATTTCTCTCCATTGTCTAATGTCAGTACGGCTTTCATAGCTTACCAGTTATAAATCCAAGCTCCTTTGCTATTGCAAGGAAGTCGGAGAGTTTGTCGGGCGAAACATCGGTCTTCTTGCCTCGCGAATAGACAACGCCATCTTCAACTTTGAAGTAGTTATTGCCATCCATGTGGATAAAATAAAGCTCACTTTCCATGTTACTTCACCTCCATATTGATTAAGTCGTCAAAATCTTCTTCCGTCTTGCAATCGTAGCAGTAAGTCAGCCTGCCGTAAGCATCCTTTGTGAGCATCATTATGCTGTTGCCGCTGCTAAGCAAGTCTTGAAGCATATCAATACGAGGATATATACTTACGCTGTTGTTCTTGATAAACCAACGAACGCCCGAAATAAGGCTTGCGGTGTAGCGCGCATACTGTTCGTCTACGCCCTTTTCGTAAGAAACAAAGATGTAATAATCTCCTTTTATGATAGACCACGCATCGCGCAGCCTACTGACAAATGTCTTGATTGTTTCCTTCATATCTGTTGTTGTTACATGTTAAAGTTAATTTCCTCGGCAGGAACCATTTTGAAGGACTCCACATTCTCGAAGTTTATATCGTTGCCAGTTAAGGTTATAATATCCACTGTTTTGTCGTCAGTGTTTGGGTATATCTCGGATATTGTTTCCGTTGGTATAATAGTCGGTATGGTGTCACCTTTCTCGAACACCAAAAGAAAATAAGGTTTGCTGTTTTCGTTTGCCATATTATTGTCCTTTCTTTTGTTTCGCCAGCATACGCTTGTACGCTCTACGTTCTGCTCGCGTCATGCCGTCTTTTTTGATTTTGTAGGCTTCTTTATCCATTGTTTCCATAATCTCTTTGATTAAATTCGTTATGCGTCGTTGAGCTTCCGTGAAGAAAACCTATTGTGTAGCCGAGCGAGCCTACGACAAAAGCGACGTAAGCCACGAGTAATATTATTCCTGTTGTTGTCATTGTTATTTTGTTTTATTGCACCACAAGTCGATTTCGATGTAGGCTCCTGCCCATATCGCTTCCTCAACTGTTGCGTCAGGATGCTCGCTTAGCCATTTCTGTATTTCGTCTTTCAGTGCCATTGGTTGATGTTTTAGGAGTCCATTCTATACCGAGCCTTGCAAGTGTGCCGTCCTCGTAGGCGTTGTATGCTATCCTTGCCTGGATGCAGTTCGGGTTTCTGTCAGCAGCCTTGGTAGCTGCGAGGAGGTTGTTACGTTGCTGTTCAGCGCGTGTGAACTCTATTTCCTCTCTGTGTCGTTGCGCTTCCATGTGTTCGCTTGCCAAATCGGTTTCGGTAATACTGGTCTTAATGGCTTGCGGTTTCGGCTCATTTGGAGTAGCAGTACCGCTCTCTACAAGCCGTGAGAAGTTTTCGGGTTTCAGCAGCCAGTTGAAATCAGCAACCCATTTTGACGGGTTTTTGCCATTGAGATAAGGGTCTGCGAGAGCCTTGTCAAGCACCTTCTGTAATGCCTTGTTGTTATTGTTATATTCCGCAAGTCGCTCCTCGATCAACTTCTTGCGGTATGGTGTGATATTGAGCACCTTCGCCATTGAAGACTTCGTTTCGTCCACACGGCGGTTCCAGTAGGCGACGAGCTTCTCGTAGTCTACCGTTGCGGTCTTTTCCTGCAATACAGGACTTGTCACATCTTTGGGTGTGCTTGTCTTGTGCGTGCTTTTACTTTTATTACGCTTCGCCCAACGCTTGCGTGCATTCTCCTTGTTGCGCTCGCAGCGTCTTTTGTATGAGTCGCGTTCCGCGTCCACGTCCGCCTTCAGAAAGGCGAACGCGACACGAACGGCTTGGTCGGCATCCTCGGACAACATCGTGCCGTCGGAAGCGTAAGCAAATACAGCTCTCATAAGCTCGCCAAGTTGTATGTTGGTCAGCTCCTTGAAGGCTTCCATGTTTGATAAATCGAGGGAAATTCTGTTTTTCATAACAATGACTTTTATTTAGTTTGTAGGGCAGGGAAGTGACCCTACCCTACTATGATAGCATTTAGGTTGGCTTGTGCCCACAGAACGTACTTGCGAACGTTAAAAGGGCAGTTGGTCAGTTCCTGCTGACGGTGCGGGCTGTGCTCCTGGTGCAGGTGGCTGCGAAAACAGGGCACCTGGTTGCGGTGCGGGAGATGGTTGTGCAGCCGGCTTTTGTGCCGAAGCATAGTTTACGACGTTCCATGCTCTGATTTGATTGTACCATCGTCCGTTGTATTCGTGAGCGTCGATGTCGATTGACACTGTGACCATATCGCCCACTTTGAGATTGTACTGCTCGACACGCTCTGCGCCGAACACGTCAAAGGCGATGTTCTTCGGTGTCTGCTCGTTGGTCTGCAACACATAGGTGTTGACCTGCCACGGCTTGCCGGTTGACTGCGACGTGCCGCTCTTGGGAGGCAGGGCCGCTATGATTTTTCCTACTACGTCCATGATAATTTTTAGGATTTTGACTTGTTGATAACTTCTTCCACGAAAGCGTTTGCGAGCTTCACACGCTCTTCGAGTAGCGCGATGTCCTCGTCGTTGCGTGGAATGTTTATAATGTGCATAGGGTTCAGGAGCCACGGCGAATAGGAAACAAAGTCCGTTTCCGTTGCGCCGGTGCAAGCCATCTCTGCCATTGTCTGCCAATAGTATTCGGGCTTGACTTCTTTCAGTGATGCGCCGTCGTGTATCTTATCCACATACATCATGTGGGTTGCGATGTTCGGGCACTTTATTTCCAGACACTTCAAATCCGCGCCTCTTACAATGCCGTCGGGCGAGGCTGCGAAGTGCGGTATGGTATCGTGCTTGCAGGATGCAACCTCGAACACCTCAACATCGTTGTTGAGCTTGATGTATGTCTCTCGGGCGTACTGCTCCTGCTCGATGCCGAACTGCATAGCCTTGGAGGTGAAGTTCGTCTGATGGAGATAATCTTCAAACACATCATCGTCGTTGAGGAAGTCGGGGTTAAACATGCGCTCGGCGGCTACCTTGTACATATAGCTCTTTGCCGTTTCGGACCAAATTTCATCCTTCTTGCGACCCGACTTCATAAGATTGTGAACTTCGGAACCTGTGAAATTAGAGAAGCGACTGCGGTACCAGGCGATACTTCTTTGTTCTATATTGTCGGTAATCATGCCTTAGCCTCCTTCTTCGCCGCGTTGGCCACTGCGGTTTCGGCTGCTTTGGCAGCGACGTTCTTCTTGTTCTCTTCCTTGCGGTACGGCTTCATAAGCTCCTCGACGGTGGTATCGCCGTCTACAAGCGACTGTATTACGCCGCGCAACAGAGCAATCTGTTCAGCCTTGATTTGGTTGACGGTCTGCTTTCCGCAAATCATTATAACCTCCTCTTCTGTGATGCCGTACTCGTCCTTGAAGTAGTCGATGCACTTCTTGCGTGTAGCAATCAGCTTATCGTTGTCAGAGAGGTCGCCAGTGATGCAGTGTTGTGCTGCCTGATATACCTTATCGGTAACAGCCTTTGGGATAACAGAGAATACAGCATTGCGGTATGCGATAGCGTTTGCTGCGTTACCTGTAACGGTAATCATATCATCCGAATATCTCTTGCCACTGCTGCCTACGATTGAACGACGAACCTCGAAAGCGGTCGCCACATTGTTTTCCAAGTCCCAACATGTACCACGACTAATAACCTGCTTGTCGGTAATCTGAACAACCTTTGCTTCGGCACGGATATTTCCCCAGTTGGATACGATTAACTTAGCCAGATGCACGCTCGGGCCGGTGATAGGCTTGCCGCCGCGAGGGAGGGCGTAACCGCAGCTCTGCGCTGTATTTACATCCATAGTCGCCATAGCGATTGAGTTGTTGATGCTTCGTGTGACGTTTCTCGGATATTGCTTTGCGGTTGCCACCTGCGAGTCTACGTTTGCACGCTCTACTGCGTCCAACTGAACGATGTTCTGATCATGCTGCACTTGCAGCACTTCGTATTCGTTATTTTCCATTTGTTATGCTGTTTTTATGATTATTGTTACTTCTCGAACACGTCGAGTATCTTTGTTTCTACGAGGCGGTTGATTTCGTAGTCAATCTGTGTATTGAGAAACGCATCTACGACATATCTGCGTGCCGTTTCGATGTTTTTCGCCTGAACGAGATAGTTTACGTTGGTCTTCTTTTCCTTGCCGGTACGCTCGTCAAGCGTAATCATTGCGACGGTTGCACGGAAGAACTTGTCATCGTCTTCATCTTCAGAGAAGAATACCTCGGTGTACGGAGCGATTGCGATTTTCTTCACGTCAAACTCGCCCGAGCAATACGGTTCCATCTCCTCTGTAATTCTCTGCTCCGCTTCCGCAAAGCTCAATGCGTCCACGGCGTATGCTTCCGTAGTGATGCTGTTTGTGTTGTCGTCATTCTGACGTTCGTAGCGTACTGTGGTTTCGTACCACACTGCTGTTCTTGTTCTCATTGCCTTATGTTTTTAGAAAATTAGTTACTGATACTTGAAGAAGATAAACCCGAACGCATTTTTATGTATTCGGTTGATGCCGAGGTTTCTGTCAATGGCAAGGCAGTATTTTATCATATCGCACGCTTTTGTGTGCGGCATTTTGATAAACGCCTTATGCTTCTCTCGGAGTTCCTTGATCTTCTGTATGTGCAGTTCTGCTCGTGTACGAGACTCTGCACTTGCGCCCGACTCTCGTTCTCGGATGCGCTCATATACTTCGCTTATATTCATACCGTATGTTTTTTTATTCGTATCGCCATTCCCACTGACAGCAACAATAATTTGACTTCGGGTCTCGCTTCGGGTCTTTACACATCTCGGGCCAGTTTCCCCACTGGCAATCATGGCACCCTCTCGGTCTTCCCATGACTTTAACCCTTTGTTTTGAACACGTCAATCACCGACTGCACTATTGCAGCCAAGCCGAACAGCGCAAACACTGTCAAAAATGCAAAAATCAGTATTTTCATAATCAACATTGTTTTTTGATTTGCGAAGTTGCAGGATTTGAACCTGCTTGGTGTTTATTACTCCCCAGAGGCTTGGTACACGAGGGCTGAAAAGTTATCTCAAACATAGAAAGAAAAAAGGACCCGTCGCTCCTTGCTTGCGAGCTTGTATAGCTTACCAGGCGCCTATACCACAACTTCATTGGACGACCGAAGTCGCCGCGACAACAATGTAAAACCAAAAATCGGGATTCACACCCGAGAGTTGTCCTTTAGCAACTCATTTTTAAGTAAAAAATATAATAATGTACAAAAAACTATGCTTTTTTGAATGTGAGTCCAAGTTGTTGTGCGTAGTAGCACTCCTTGCCGGAGCGTTTCGTCTCGTCGTCGTAGTAGAGCGTAAACTTGCCGCCCACCTCGATGTCGCGAAAGTAGTTGCGCATATTCTCCAGGTACCATATTGCCTTGTGCACCTTGATGGGTCGCGTCGCAATGCGCATCTTTGTTCTCTGAGGCAGCCCCGACATTACACGAAACCGCTCCATCATCCATGTGCGCTTTTTCGTTTCCATGCTTTTTCGTTTGGCCTCGGGATTTGTCTTGATTGTGTTTGCGATACACCCCCGTGTCTTTTTGAGTATTCGGGCTTTCGTCTCGTCCGTCTGCTGGAGGCCCAGTTTTTTAACCCAATACCAGACGCTGCCGCTGCAAACGCCGTGTCTTGCGGCTATCTCCCCGGCAGAAGAATACGGGTATTCCCGAATTGTTATGTCTTTTAGCCATCCCTTGTGGCTGTAGATGTTCGTTTGCTTCACGTTAGTTTCTTTTTTAGTAAAAAATAATGTGTGCTATTCTCGCGAACGGCACACACAACCCATCTTAATACCATTAAATTATCAGTTACATATTCCTATTAACCCAATTAAAAAGAATTAGAAAGCAGGAGGAGAGACTGGAATCGAACCAGTATCATAGTCCCGGAACTCGTATAAAGTTCCGAGGACTTCGCCTTACCAATCGCGCACTCTCCTCTTTGATTATATAATATGACAAACACTGAAAAGTCTCTGTCTGTTGTTTTTCGCACCTTTATAGACCTTTTGCGGTGCGACCGTCTTGCACGACGAGCGTGCAGCCTACTGCATTCCCTTTTGCTTTGCCTGTGCCGACAATTCAGAGTTCGACATGGTTCATTCTATCCGCTTTCACGGCTTTCGCTACGTCAGGAGATGCTTTAATAGGTCTTTCGTTACTCAGCATCCTTGAGCGGCGGTCTTGGATTGTTAGTCTCGCGCCGTTCTATATGCCTTTCTTCTGTGTGTCAATAATTCAAAGAACAAAGTAGCGACCGAAAGCGGAGTCGAACCGCAAGAGCCACCCGAGGCTCAGGGAATGGGACTTACAACAACAATAACAATAAATGGAAATTAACTGAAATCCAAGCAAAGCTCTTTTAGCTTCCCCTATCCATAGCTCCGGCACACCAGTCGTGCCTTTCGGTCATTTAAAACCCGCTTGTCTTCGCAGATTTGCGAGCTGACAGAAATGTTTTTACCATCAATAATTTAAATTGTTACAAAATGTGTTTTCGCTAAAACAACAACAAATTTAAGTATTCTGTCGCGGAGGCGGTTACGACACCGCATCCTGTGGGACTAACTGCCTATTTAACTTATGACTAACTAATTATGAGCGATTCTATTAACCCTGTGAAAAAATTCGACCCACATGTGCTTACCTTTGCACCACTCCGCGTTGTTTTTAAAACCTGCGACCACCTCGCGACGACCGCAGGTTTCGTTTCACGCCTGAAACTTGTTTGTCTAATAATCATAAATACGATCTAATGAATGTAGAAAACCGTCATCACGACGAAGCGATTAAAATATCGCCGAAACAAATTTTAACTTTTAGCATACTCTATTTTTCTCTATGAGCTTATCAATGTCGCGCTTGCGGTAGAACACCGTTGTGCCGACCTTGAAGAACGAGATACGTCCGCTTGAACGAAGGTTTTTGAGGAAGTCCATGCCCACGCCGAGGTACACTTGCGCCTCCTTGTTCGAGAGCCATATCTTCTCAATCTGTGTTACTGTCGCCTGTTTCATAATCTTGCCTATTTGGTTTATGTTGTGACGGCAGTGCCGTCCGTTACCAGCGTTTCACGTATCCGAGTTCATGTGCTCGTTTGCGGATGAGGTTCTGAATGTCCGAGTCAAGTTCCCATTGCAGGGCACGTCGGACTGTTGCCACCCCTACTCCGCAGTCTTCTGCCAATTTAATTTGGCATCCTCGCCGAAGTTTTATTCTTTTTCTCTTTGCCATCTCGACTATAATTGCTACATTTGCATATTAAACATATATTGAGCGTTTTGCGAGCGGTTAGGGTTCGTTTCGCTGCGCTCTGTCAACGATTGCAAAGGTATAAAAAATCAATGAAATGTCAATACTAAATCAAGTTTAAAATTGATTTATTGACATTCTTTTGCATTTATAGTTGACTTTATATTGATTTATAAATACTCATTAACATTTACAACTATGGATGGAAAGATTACTTCTGTTGACAAGGCTGTATCAGAAAGAATGAAGCAGTTCATGGCACACTATGGTTACACCCAGGTTGCTATTGCCGAAGCGTGTAACGTTGACGTATCAACATTGAGCCGTTACATGAACAACAAAAAGCCGTGGTCAAGTAAAATGTTGCAAAAAATTGGCTCGGTCTTCAACGTCGCCTTTCTTTGGCTGCGTGATGGCATCGGCGAGATGTTTGCCGAAGAAAAAGCAATCGGCAAAGCGCAGTTCGTCGCCTTCAACCAGATGCTTGACGCAAATTCAAGCCCTGTGTCGCAAAATGTCATCAGCGGCGATAACTATCAAGGCACGCAGACGATAAACGCCACAGAGGGCAAAATAACGGCATTAGAGCAAAAGATAGAAGCATTGACACAACTGCTTGCGGAAAAAGACAAGCTGACAGCAAGGCAAGAACAGGAAATCGAATTTCTTCGTGGACTTGTGAACAAGCAGCAGCAAAAGTGA